CTGCCGCGCGTGCGCAAGGCCTGGCTTGTGGTGCTCGTCTCGACGCCGGGCCGCGTCTCGACGCCGGGCCGCGTCTCGACGCCGGGCCGCGTCTCGACGCCGGGCCGCGTCTCGACGCCGGGCCGCGTCTCGACGCTCAGCTCGAAAGCACGCCGCGCACGTAATCATTAGGGAAATCGGCCCAATCCCGACCCGAACCGGCCTACGTATCACGTTTGAGCCTATGTATCACGCGTGAGACCTATGGCGAGGCGTGTCTCTCGCGCCTAGCCGGAACATGAGCACGACCGAGCTCTTTCAGTGTCCCACCCCACCGAAAGTGCAGATAGGCACGCATTCCCGGTGCAAGGTCGTGCATGATTATCTTGTCACCGAGACACGAAACGGAGCCCGACCATGAACCCCGCCATCTTGAAGCCCCTCGACCACGTTGCTCTTCTCCTCACCCTCAAGCCCGCAAAGACCGCCGAAGGCCGCAAAGTCCAAGAGCGCGTCTTGTTCCGAGTCGAGGTTGCCATGTGGATCAACGAAATGAAGGCGGTCTGAAATGTCTCTCAAACTGTCTACCGTCTCTGTCTCTGTCTCTGATGCCATCTCCGCCCTCAAAGGTTGCCCACGAGAGTGGAACGAAGATGCAGGGACCTACGTGTTCACGCTGCCGCTGGGCAGCAAAGCGACCCTCTCCGGCAACGCTGCCGAAGTGTCTGCAGTCCTGAAAGGAACCAAGTGATGGACCCCGTATCAATCACCTTTAACAGCAGCGTCCGCACGGGCAACGTGTCCGTGAAGGAAGCGATCGCCAAGCTTGCTGGCTACACCAGCTACGTCTCGGGGAAGTACCGCAAGGGTAGCGATTACGCCGAAGTCTGCGGCTCACTCGAGTCCCGGTCTTTCATCCGCCGCGCACTCACGAAGTAATCAAACCTCTGCTCCCCACGGGGAGTCTTGGTTTGCGTACATCGCAAGGAAAGTAGTACTCAAGTGGAACTGAACATCACTCGTTTCGTCCGCAAGCACTCTGACTGTATGGCCCGGTTCTCGGACTCGATTGCCAACAGCGGACTCCAGAACATCGGTGCCGTTACGTGGCGCAATGCCATGGCTGCCATGGCCGACGAGTCCGAGTGGTTGTGCTCCGACCTAGAGGCGCTCCACGCCTATTTTGCAGGCTTTGGAGCGTGGGAACGCGCGGAACTGGAGGCGATGAGCGGACAGGAACTGAACGCCCTCTTGGTCCAGTTCATCGCTGGCGAGTATCAGAACTACACCGATGCTCGCGAGCAAGGCCGCAAGGCATTCCGTGAGTACCGTGAGAACCAGGGAGGCAGTCTGTACGGCCATCGTGGCCGGTGGTTCTATCTCGCCAGCATGTGACAGCCTCGCGCGCGCTTGCGCGCTCACCAGAGTGTCTAAGCCACGGCTCGGACCCTCCGATGAGCTCACTAGCTCGGAAGGAAGCCCCACCATGTTCGCCCATATCATCACTCAGTCCGCCCTCACGTCTGCACTCGGCTCGCTCTACTGCGAGGCAGTGGCGGAACAGTGGGACCTGCCTCTCGACGTCCGCTTGTGCATCGATGGCGAGACGTGGACCTTACGCTCGGGAGACGTCTCTTTCGACACGTATCACTCGGCCCTTTGCGGGGCAGGGGAACTGGACGGGGAGACCATTCTCGCGGACCTTGCGGCCGACTTGCTCGCCCAGTGCGAGGAACAGGCCGCTGAAATAGAGTGAAGTGCTCATGCGAGCGCAGCGCATGTGTACGCAACTTAGGCGCACTCCTGCGCACCCCACACACTCAGACTTTTGCCGCTAGCGGACCCCAGTGAACATTCATTCACTGCAGTCCGGTGCCTGCAAAACACCCCAAGATTTTTTGACCCAACTACTGGAGTTCACCCCATGTCTAAGCCGTACCAAGGCCACAAGAGTTACAACGCTTGGAACGTGTGTCTCTGGCTTTTCAATGACGAAGCCTTGTATGGCCTAGTCCGCGACAGAGTCCAAGGATCGGACAATCTAGACGAAGCCGCAGAACACCTTTACGAGGACCTAGAAGGACGCTCCACACCTGACGGTGTTCCGTACACAAAGAGCAACATTCGTCTCGCACTTCGCGGCGAGAAAAAGTAACCCCAAGATTTTTCAGGAGTAAGACACATGACTACCTTTCAAGAGTTCTGCACTGACAACGCGCTGACCATGACGGCCAAGTACGTGGGCATTCGAGCCGACAAGCGGTCCACGCACAAGCCCAACACACGTGAACTAGCCGAACCGTGGCAACACTTTCTCTGGGCTTGCACACTCGAGTATCAGGGCCGCACGTACACGACAGAGTACAGACTCGGACTCGGCCACTGTACCAAAGGCAGGACCCACAAAGTACCTTGTGAGATCGTGACAAACGATATTGCTCGCGCACTCAAGCCTTATGGTCGCATCGCGATAGCAGACGTGGAAGGGTACGTCACCCCTACGGCTCCTAGTCTAGTGGACGTACTTGGCTCGCTTACAAGCGACGCTAGCGCGGCCCTGCACTGCAGAGACTTCGAGGATTTCTGCAACGAGTATGGGTACGATACGGACTCACGAGCCGCAGAGAAAGTGTACGCCGCTTGCACGCAAGTACACTTCGAGTTGTACAAGCTTCTAGGTGGGGGTCTGTACGAGACACTCCTAGCTTGCTCAGAAGAGTGAACTAGGGCGCGCTTTGCGCGCTCACTCAAGTTCCCAATGGGTATTTGAGTGAGTCTGCAAACCCAAGGATTTTTACCATGCAAGCCTACGTACACACTAAGGTACTTGGACACTACGGGATGGACACTCTCGCTACCGTTAGCGTGGACGTCAAGGTCGCACTCTTGCCGTGGCAAGAACGTGGACTCCAGTTCACTCGCACGGGTTACGGGCCAAAGATTCCCACACCTTACATGGTGCGATTCAATGGCCGCTGGCGTCGCGTGTACTGCTGTATCTACAGCAACAGTGGTACCTGCTACATCGGCAAGTTCGGCGGGCAGGCCGAGTCCCTAATCGTTCAGATTGAACAGTAATCGTCCAAGATTTTTTGACTGCAAACCCAAGGATTTTTCAAATGGCAAAAGCACTAGTCCGATTCACGCGCGAGCACACGGTAATCCGCCCAGCCACGGTCTTGGAGACCCACAACTTCGACGGCACTGTCACGCACATCGCGGACATTCCCGAGGCACGTACGGTCTACGTGACCGGCGAGACACACACGTTCCGCTCGGCAAAGGATGCGCTCGCCTTCGTCAAAGCGATGGACGGTGCCGCAGATCTCGTCAAAGCCTAAACCCAAGGATTTTTCAATGCCTGTATCCACGACCATAAACGAACGAAACCTATTGCTCGCCATCCTTCAGTCCGATTTCCAGGATGGCAAGGAACCCGTCATGCACGCTGTGTGGTCCGATGACCTATGTGGGACACACACTCGAGCTGCGACGCTGGGCAGCCTGGTCAAGAAAGGACTGGCTGGCCAGCATGGCAAAGGTAGCGAAGCCGTCTGCTGGCTGACTGAGGCAGGCGCCGAAGTGATCGCCAACGAAGTGACGGCATACCGACTCGAGTACAAGCTCTAGCCCCTGGCCGCGCCCACAGTGCGCGCTTGCCACAGCACCCCAACTTTTGATGGAGTGTTGCGGCGAGCTCACACTCGAGTTCTCAACCCAAGGATTTTTCATCATGACCATGACCATCGAAGCACTCGAGAACGTAGAAGAGACTGGCATTGACCCCAACAAGGATATCGCTCGCGTTCGAGCTGGCTTGTCCTTTGAAGCCCTACTGGCCGAGTGCCTAGACGGCGCCGACCACGATCGTGAGACTGGCTGGCACGATTACGTCGAGTACGTGGCTGCCCACGCTTTCCCCCGGTTCGGGTTCGAGTGCTGGGACGATGAAGCCAAGCGCTGGGATGCCTCCCTATGTGGGCACCAAGACCGCTCCAACTGCTTCGCCACTCGTGCCGAGGCAGAGGCAGAGCTCCCCCGCTTGGCTAGCGTGATGGGCTGCCCAGTGTCGAAGCTGCGCGTGTCCTGGCTCGACGTCTGACTTTCAACCCAAGGATTTTTCAATGACCAAGTACCGAGTCACGAAACTTTTCATCTCCGGCGCACTGCAAGGGCTGACCTACGTCGAAACCTTGCCTGCAGACCTGGCCGCGCGCTTCCCTATCGGCACGGTCGTCCGCAAGCCCATCGGCGGGTCTCCCTACCGCATCATTGCGAACGAGCTTTCCACGTCCAGCCAGTAGCACTGACACGACTCTTCACGCCAACTACCGCGCCACCGAAGGGTCACGTGCTCGTTGTGCACAGCGAGCACAATCGCGCGTCGCACACGTCCATCGCCAAGCTGACGATATCGGACACTCTGACCAGCTATGAGTTCACCCAACTTTGCCAAGACACGCTCCATGTAAGTGAAGCTCACATGCCCCCATCCAGGGATACCGTGATGTTGGGGTCTCATTTCAACCCAAGGATTTTTTCATGACCAAGCAACACATTCAGTCGCCCTACGGAACAACTCTCTGCGGGCTCAACCAAACGGCACGCAAGACATGGGGTCTTAAGACTTGTGAGGTGTGTGCTCGTATCAATGCCCGCGCTGACGAGCTGCGTCAGCAAGCCACGGACAGGGCTAAGACCAAGCTCCCTAACAGATAAGCTGGGCGAGGCAGCCAGGTGAACACCCCGCCCAAGATCGTGAAGCGCGTGTACGGCTACGCCTACCCTCGCAACGGCAACTTTCACAATCCCACACCGCGCGTCGCATGGGACCTGTTCGTCAACGGCAAGCTCGTTGACTCGTTCCCTACCAAGCGCGAAGCACTAGCCGCCATTGCTTCATACAAGTGATTCCTTCCCCAAGATTTTTTAGGAGTACCCCCATGTCCCACAAGCTTCCCCGAATCCTGCACCCCCGCTTCATCGACGAGACTCTCGAACGAGCACCCAAAGGTGCGACCACCCTACATGCCCTCTACTGCATACCCGAGGGGGAGAACGTTCGGGTCATCGAGGATTGGAACTGCCTCCTGCGGCCACAGGACAAGGCATCGTGATGTGGTGGATGCAGCCATCTCCGTAGCTACCTTCGTACCCAACCACTACGGCGGGTATGACCGTGTCGCACCTGACCCCACCATGGTGGATAGGATTCTCTGGGGCTGACCGCTCTGTAACCACCGGCCGTAACCGCTTTGGGGTCGCCTTTCCTGAATGATTCCGGGCTTGCACCGTTGTAACCGGTTTTCTGCACTATACTCTCTATATCCTCCACAGAACTTTTGGCTGTTTTGACGGTTACATGGTTACATGGTTGTAATCATTAGGTAAGTACCGGTTACAAAACGGTTACAACGGTTACAAACCTCCTTCCATCAAGATGCCTGAGATTTTTTCCTCAAGTTCCTCCTCCAACCCCTCGTTCACGGCAAGTTGCCGAAGGGTGGACAGTCTGACGGCCCGCAGCTTCACGGGCTTGTCCTCGCCCAGCAGGTCCTTGCCAAACCTCAATGCCTTGCCCGAGCCTGGCTCTACCAAGGTCTTCATCACGTCGCCGAAGTCCTCGGGAACGTCCACCTTGCTCAGCAAGCTTGACCAGTACGTTTTGAGGTTGGTCTGCGATACCCACACCCGCCCATCACGAATGCAGCACACCCTCTCGTAGCGTTGGTCCTTGTCCAGAAGGGCATTGAGCAGTGCCCGCAGCACGGGTCCTGAGGCTTTCCCCCCCGCGCCAAGCAGCTCCGCCATGCCCCCTCGCCCCTGAACCAGGAAGCGCAGTCCCTTTGCCACCTGGCGGGTCTCCTGCAGCCACTGGACGTGCCGGGGCAGCCCGCCTCCAGCTACCCAAGCGTCTGTGGCTTCTCGACCCCCTAGCGCCTCCAGAAACCGCCTTGCTCCCTCGGTGGGCCGGACAAGCAGCACACGCTCGTCGAGCGCTTGGATGTCACTGTCAGTCAGCTGCCGGTCAAACTTGAACGACCCGGTGTTGTTGGTGGCCATGATGACCCGGTTGGCCCCCAAGAGGCGTGTAGGGTGGGCGTACTTCAACTCGACTTGCCGGGACGTGTTGCTGATCAGCTCTTTGAGGGCATCTACTGCGTTGCCGGTGTAACCCCGCGGGGCCCGTATGCCCTCGTTGGCCACCACCAAGGGCGAGGCCAGGAGCTCCTTGTTGAACTGCCCGAGCGTCCTATCGAAGGCGGTTCGCTGGCCGTCCCAGATGGCCGACAACCCATCGATCAACAAGTCCTTGCCCGCCCCGCTGAGGCCCATCACGCACAAGGCCGCCGTGGGCCGGGACAGTTCCCCCAGGGTGGCGAGCCAATCGAGCAAGGCATCACGGTGCTCCCCACCGAACAGCTCTAGCCACTCAGCAATCTGAGGGTTGAACTCTGCTTTCCAAGGCTGCGGCTGCCCTACCTTTTGGACGAAGACGTTATCTACGAGCGTGCTGCGCTCGACCACGTAGGAGTAATGGACCTCGGTGAGAGACCGTCCGTACCTGTCGAGCAAAGTGGCCAGAGGTAAGAGTCTGCCTTCCTCGTTCTTGAGTTTCACGGGTAAGACGTCGCGAGCCATGTTGACCACGAACTCGCGAAGGACCGGCCCCACGTACGAGCCCCTCGTCTCACGGAGGAAGTACCCAGCCGGGGTCCCCAGGATCCATCCCTTCTCGTCAGGTAGTATCAACTTGCTCCCATCCGGCCTTTGCCTGGAGGCAACCAGCTTGCCCCGGTACACCCCGTCCGTGACCGAGAGGGCATCGAGCTTGCGGAAAAACCAAGCCTTGTCGGTCTTTTCCGCGCAGTTCTCCAGTTTAGCTGTGGCCTCGAGAGTCCCCTTGAACACCTCGTACAAGCTCTCTCGGTCCAGGGGGACGTGGTCGACAAAGTTCCTCAACCCCCCCATCAGTTTATTGAACACGTCAGTCCGAGAGCCGTACTCCGCCCACGTCCTGCCAGCCAGGATCCTTTCCCCTGCCTCCACCACGTCCTGAGCGTCCTCGAACCTCTTTTTGTAGGTGATGAACGCTTCCATGTCTGAGCGTGTGAAGAGGCGTGTTCCCTCCAACTCGACAGGGGGAGCTGAGGGCAATACGTTCTGCTTGATCTTCTCCACGACCCACGAGGGAGCAGCCCGTAGTTTCTTCCGCTCGATCTCCCCTTCGTACCTGGCCCCCGTCCAGTGAACGGAAGGGGGAACCACGATGTACCCCCCGGCCCCACGAACATCGATGTGTTGGGCACCAAGTCCACCCCGCGAGTTCGTGATACCCTCCTCGTACTGGTAGAGAAGGTGCGTACCCCCGCTCCCTGTTCGTAGGGCGATGGGTTCCCCCTCATCCCCGTACTGGTCCTGCAGCTCGCCCCATTCCCCAGGTCCATCGGGCAGGTCCAGGTCAATCACGAAGAACCCGGACTTGCCCGTGACCAGACCAATCCCGGCGTCCGGCCACTCAGCCCACCACCTAAGGATCTGCTCCTGGTCCCTGGAAGCATGGTCTTGCCAGGGGATGCGAGGGTGCTTGGCCTGGCACTCCCCCGCCCCTTTCCCAAGTGGTTTCCCGCACGAGCACTTGTCCCCTTGGGGTGAGTGCAAGGGGACGACGTAGAAACCCTCCATGGCATACTGGAGGGCATGGGGGGTGTTGGTCGCAGGGACGAGTGTGGGCATAGGGGTAGACAGTACCGCTCAGACCGTACCCACGGCAACGTCCAGCTTCTCTCTTGACCCCTGCCCGTGATCTGCCCGATAGTGGACAAATGCCGCGCCCACCGAGCCATCTCAAAGCCGACAAGTTCCGCTTACCCAAAGATAAAAAGACTCCCACGGTCTTCACCCCACCCCCCACCATCTCGCTACCCCTGTTTGACTTCGAGGCAGCGTACGTGATTGGTGCCTTGATCGACGCTCAAGAACGAGCTGCTTCGCAGGAAGGGGAAGTCTTTCAGCAAAAGGCCAAGGCCCTTTCCCTCATTGCTGCACGAATCGCCAAGGCATTTCGGGAACGGAAGTAGTTCTAGACAAGGGACAAGACCAGAGGGTCTCCCTTTTCCTTGGTGTACTTGCGCTGCTGATCGGTGTATTCACCGATCATGCAAGAGCGCACGCACCTGAGGGTTGTGCCTTCTCCAGTGGACACGTCCGACAAGGACATGAGCACGTCCGACAAGGACATGAGCACGTCCGAAGCGGACATGTCTGATGTGTACATGGCAGCAGACGATGTGGACATGGCAGAGACACCCACATCCTCCGATATGGTCAAGCGCTATTTGTGTGTCGCACTGATTACGTTCTTGATCGAACTCACAATCTTCGCAATCATCGGACTCGTAATGGCTAGTCAGTAGACCATTTAGGGACAGCAAGTAAACAATACAAAAATAGTTTGGGGGGTTGGATGTTCTACGTGATTACACTGCCCGCGTGCCGCGTGATGGGGTTCAAGTCGGACATCCGTTCGGCCCAACAGATCGTCGAGTGCTTGGGCGAGGGGGCCGAGTACGAAGAGATGGAGGGGCCGTACCCTCGTGACGAATGGACGATGGCCCTGACGATTGAGCGGTACAAACGCGGCAAGGGGCTAAGGCTGGTTGTCTAGATCCCCCCATCACGATTGCCGGACCAGGGGGCATGACTCGACCATGGGGGCCAAACAGGTATTTCCTTGACCCGGTGGGCAGGCAGGCCCTAACCTTGGGGAATGCAATCACGTTACGGAGCCACCCTCAAGACCCGCCCTGAAGAGGTCCAAGTCCGACTCGTCCCCAAAGTCCTTGGACCGCCAGTGCAGGTGACCTTTACGGAAGACGAGCGCAAGGCCGTTTTCCGCGCCACTTTGGAATTCGGCACGCCCCTGTCCACGTTCCTCCGAGACCTGGCCGTAGAAGCCGGTTCCCACCTGCACGAAAGGGCGGCCCAAGAGGCCCCCGCCGACAGGCGAGTGCAGTGGGTGGTGGAGCAAGGGGCAGCGGAGTGCTCGATGAGACCGGGGGAGTTTATGCGCTTCCTGGCCCTAGAGGCCGTGGGCTACACGCGCGGCGTCGAGCTAGCGATGGCAGCGAGGCAAGCACTCGCGGCAAGGAAAAAGCTCTGACCTGGGTTTGACCAAGGCGGAGTGGTCTCGGTCTGCCGTTTGTGGTACTCACCTGCATGGAAGAAGAAGCCTGTGGTGTGGGCAGTGTCGAACGCAAGGCGGTCCTGGCTGCCATGGAAGGGCGAGCGGACGCCCTACACGCGATGCCGATATGGCAGCTCGAGGAAGCTGCGGCAGCACTCGCTTATTGCAAACGACAAGGGTGCAGACTCCATAACGACCCTGCCGCACAAGACCTTATCGAACAGATTCTGGACAGGGGACCGTGGTGGTAGACTCCCACCTCTCCCCTACAGGAGCACCTTTCCTCTCTGTGTCCCAGGTAGAGACCGCCTTCGGCAATGAAGGGTGTCTGTTCAAGTGGGGACAGAGGTACCTTGCTCGTAACCTCCCACCACGTGATGGGTCTGCAGACTTGGGGACTCGTATCCATGAGATCAATCAGACCTTCATGGAAACAGGGGCGGAGCCTGACTACTCCGAAACTCTGACACTCTGGCACAAGAGGAGGGCCGAATGGATCACGTACCAACCCGCACTGATCTGGAAGGTAGGGATGCCCCTTCTCCCCCCGAGGGAGAGGGTCAAGTGCGAGGGGAAGTTCCAGTTTACAACGTCCATACATGGAGACCCGGTCTACTGGCGAGGGGCCAAGGATATGGAGTGGCAAGATTCCTCCGGCCTGTGGCACGTAGGGGATTTGAAAACATCCGTGTCGTTCACGTACCAGAAGACCGAAGAGAAGCTAAGGGCCGATTGGCAAGGGAACTTGTACGCCTACGAAGCTATGCAAAGGCATGGTGTCAAAGCCGTGGCTTTGGATTGGTTCACGTACATCACTGATCCAACGAAAACCCGAGAGTGCCGCCCCACCTCGATAGTGGTCCTCTATCCCGAAGTTTATGAGATCGTGGCCGCCATAGAAGGCAAGGGACGGGTCTTGCTTTCACACTACGCACGCCCCCTGATCGTCGATAGACTGCCGAAGAACAGGTCAGCCTGCCAAGCGTTCGGCGGGTGCCCCTATTTGAATTCCCCGGCTTGCCCGGCTGAAACTCTAGAGGAAATGTTCGATATGCCCCTACATGATGATTTCCTGCAATCGATGACGACAAGGCTGGCGCCTCCTCCTCAACCATGGCGCCCTGGTGACCCCCTGAACTCGGCCCAAGAATACTTGCAAAATGCAGGGGCACCGCTCAGTGCAATTGCCAATGCAGCCGACGTCCCGCCCCTACCCGAGGTGGCCGCGGGCTACGTGCCACCCCCGCCACCCCCGCCCCCGGTACTCCCATGGCCTCCTGTGGAGTCTGGCCTAATAAATCCGCCCGAGTCGAAGGGCCTTGTTGCTCCCCTCGCCCCCGAGGACATGGCTGCACCCCCCATCACGACACCTCCACCCACGCCCCCCATGCCCGATGACCTGGACACTCTGGACAGGGAGGAGATCAAGGCGCTTGGCGTCGAGCTGGGCCTGTTCGATGCCCACTGCCGATGGCAGATTGCACGCATGAGGGAGGCTGTACGAGCGAAGCGCAAGAGCAATGGTCTGCAAGGTATTGCCCCCCCTGTGGAGGAGACTCCCACCCCACCAGTGCCTTTCATTGCTACCCCTGCACCTGACGGTTTGGAGATGCAGCAAATCTCGGAGACAAGGATTCGTCAGATTGTCCGAGAAGAACTCCGCGCCCTATTTGTACCATGAGAATCAGATGTATCTCGGTAGACCCGTTCTGTGATGCCTTCTTGGCCAAGCAGGACAATGCCAGCAAGACTATCCGTACGGCGTTGCAGCTCTATGCGGACAAGCACGAGAGCTTGCAGGCTGGGGACATAGTCCAGCTCGACCCCGAGCAGAGTCCCTGGGGGCCCCTCCTGTGCATTGTCACGGAGGTGTGTGAATGGGGAGTCAAGTGCTTTTGGCTGCAGGCAGACGAGCGCGACAAGCCACCCTTGGTCTGCCACTACCGAGCGAAGACAGGGACCTTCGAGGTTGTGGGAAGCGCAAGGTGGGTGCTTAGCGCGACCACCGATACCCAGGGCGAAGGCTGACTTCCTCGACAGAAGGTAGCGTGGTGGTTGCGTAGCAGAGCCTCTGAGCGTCCCCAGTCAACTGTTCGACGTACACCGCATTGCCTACCTCTCGCTCGAACGCGGCCACGTGTTCGTAGCAGCCGACGAACAGGTCGACGGTGACCTTCTCCGCCTCCTGCCCTGGTCGGTGCGTCCGCCCGATCACCTGTTCACTGGGAGTCGTGAAGAAGAGGTTCGAGCTCCACCCCTTCTGCAAGTTCCTGCCTGTCCCGTTCGCCTGTTTGGATGCAATCATCGGGAACCCTGGACGATGGTCGAGAATGAACTTGCCGTCCTTGCTCAAGCCCTCCGCCCCGTAGAAGGGCAAAGACAACTCCCTCTCGAGGGCTACGCCGAGCGCGATGTTGCCGGTCCAGATAATGCCTCGGTTTTGTTCCATCCACTCTCCAGCTGTCCTTATGCTTTCGTCCGATACCCACTCCACCACTTGGTGATCTTCGGGATTGTAAATCGGACTGACCCGCTCCCAATCAAGGAGCAGAGCACCACCATCACGCAGCAGACCAGACCGCACGCTCTCCTTGACCAAGGCTTCGCTGTCATATCCGGCATATCTGACCTTGTCTCGACAATAGCCCGCCCATTCACGCCGCGCCTCCAGCCACTCCTCAGGAGGCCGAGGCCGATAATCGAGGTAGTACCCGCAGCCAATGGTTTTCGCCTGCCTGGCGAGCTCGAGGCCATCCGCAATCGGCATTCCCGTGGGCAACTCCCATCTGAGTCTTATGCTCTCGAACGCCTGGTCAACTTTTGGATCAATGGAGACAGGTCCCACTTCCCTGATTTCCAGGGGGATGGACAGCGGCCCGTCCTGTGTCCCGACTACACCTTCTGTTTCCACGAGCCTACGTTGGACGGCAGCTCGGACCTGAGGGAGGGAATGTCCCCCGTTGCAGAACTTCAGCAGAGCCCCTGGCCTAGCCCTGGGAGCAAGCGCGTCTGCTTCATCCAGAGCTGAGGACCAGACCTCCAGATCTGAGTAAGTTGTGGGCAGAGGGGATTTGGTTCTAAGGCACCATTGCGCGATGTGCGCGAAGTCCTTGAGGGAACGTCGCGTGAGTGAGCCAGACATCGCACACACCTTAGTGTGTGGATAACTCTGCAAATACCTCTTCACTCTCTTCGTGCACACGGCACCGTGGTTCTTGACGCGATGCACCTCATCGAAGATCAGAAGGTCAGGGCGGAGCCTCTCCAGTAGTTCATCACGTAGGACTAGTCCTCTACTGTCCCTCTGTTTCCCGTTCTGGACACTGCTCAACCTCTCATAGGAGACGAACGTAGGAATGCTTGCGTGCCAATGGAGGAACAGTTTCTTGAACTCGAGAGCGTAGTCTCTCTCGAGAGCTGCAGGAGCAAACACGATCGGCCTCTTTGCCCCCATCACGATGGGCAGGAGAAAGGCCAGAAGAGTCTTGCCCGAGCCCACGCGCGCGGGAGCAAGCAGACCGCCACACAGCCATGCTTCATAGAGTGCCGCGGCCTGCATCGTGTTGAGCGTGCCGGGATACGGGCATGGGTGGCGGGCCAAGACCTTTGTCAATCTTGCCGCGAGATCGTCCGGCCCCGGAGGAGGGCGTCTTTTTAGGGCGAATATTCGCTGAAACTCCGCGCTGTCAGGAACTTCATCGACGTCTTCCCACTGGTCCGCGTTTGCTTGGGTCACGTACTTGCGATACTGTCCTGCAGGTTCGGGTGCAAGGGAGGAACGTGATGGACGATCTACTAGAAGGTTCGAGTGCTGGTGATGTGGCGCGTGGTCCAGGTGAGAAGGTACCAGCGGGTCACTACCCCAAACTTCGCTTGCTCAAGTGCGAGGTGTTCAAGGCCCAAACGGGCCGTAAAGCTCGGTGCTTCAAGGCCACGAGTGAAGTCGTGGAAGCCGCGAACGGCAAACAGGTGGGCGATAGGGTTGAGCAGTTCTGCCAGCTCGAGTTCAACACCCACGACTATTACGACAAGGACAGCCGCGCCCAAGTCATGCAGTTCCTGGGAGCGTTGTTTGGGTATGGGTCGATCGGAGAGATCGATGCCAACATTTCGACACAGACTCTCTTGGACGTGACGGGCCCTGGGCAGCCTAAGACGGGGACCGTCTTCGCAGCAGACGTGTCCTATAAGAAGCCTGATAGTCCGTTCGCGAAGTGGTTGTGCCGTCCCGTGGCAAAGAATGGGGCTGCCTCGGTCCCAGCTTTCACCATCCCTGACGGCTGGAAGCCCCACCCCGCGGACCCACGCTACATCTACAACGTGGCTGTGCCTTCGGAGATGAGGTTGATCCCATGACGATAAATCTAGGGGACTACTACAAAGCCTTCATCACGAAGCAGCTGGAGAGCAAGCGCTATGGCACGGCCAGCGCGGTGGTGAAGGCAGCGCTGAGGCTGTTGGAAGAGAAGGAAACGCCCAAGGCAGACTCGTGACCTCCCGGAAAGGGATGCCAGTCTTTGAAGGCTTCATCGCGTACTTCCCAGACGCGATCAATGCAGTCTCGGAAGTGTCCCGATTAGGGAGTGAACAGCACAGTCCAGGGGAGCCGATCCACTGGGCTTGGGGCAAGTCCCCAGACCATAAATCAGCCTTGATTCGGCATCTCGAGGACACGGGTGAACTGGATGAGGATGGGTGTTTGCACGATGCCAAGGCCGCTTGGCGAGCCATGGCCAATCTGCAGACCTTACTCGAATCTAGGGACCCTGAACTCCATGCACGTAGGCAGGGGCAAAGGGACAAGGCTGCCGCCGGTGCACGTTGATCTAGCTTTCTCGGTCCTGTTCGACTACTAAACCCTCAGGGGGGAGAACATGACCGAGAAGCTAGAACCGTGGCGTCCGTGGATGGATTACTCCGAGCCTGAGATCAGAGACCTGCTCGAAACAATCGAGCTAGCGGGCAACATTCTCCGCAAAGGCATCACGACACGCAGCGCCGAGGACCCACTCAATCGGCTGCTGGTACGAGTGGCGCAGGGTGATGCTGCAAAGCGAGCTTTGGCAGCCCTGGAGGAGGGGCAGGCGACAGCACTGCTCGACAAGATCCGCGACTGGTACGAGCTTGTGCCGCTCACGCCCAAGGCTGCGGACTGGGAGCAGCTCAAGGCACTGCTGGACGAGCACAAGGACCCGTCATGACGCTGAAACACATTGAGTGCGTGCAGTGCCGCCATCAGCCAGCGAGCATGAAGGTCAACGCCATGTTGCTGTGCGAGACTTGTGCAGCGGCTTGGGCGAGAGACGATGCCCTAAAAGGGAAGGTCAACACCATCATTCTCCGGGACATCACTCAGGAGCTGGCCGATCGTGATGAGGAGATAAAGAGGCTGCAGCAAACGATCGCTGACCTCGTGCGAGTGCACAACGAGGCCGTGGCAGAAGTTGCTCGGTTACAAAATGAAAAAGCGTAGAGTCACCCAAGAGCAAGCCAAGTGCGACGAGTGCGGCTGCTTCCCAGACATGGGCGTGACCAGCGGCGGGCTCGTTATCCTGCTTTGCTTTCCTTGCGCGTCTAGGCTCGCGATAGAGAACGATCTACCGACGTTGGCTGCACAGATCGCTCATGCAAAAGCCAACAAAACACCCAGCAACTGACCTTTCCGGGGGGAAAAGCCATGCTAGTCGTCAAAATCGAGTTGTGGCCCGAAGGGCAAGAGAGCGGAGCTCGTGAAATAGGGACGATGCGAATCGCCAATATCAAGGGGAACCTGGACATTGCGGACTATCAGGTAGTCATGGACGGGCAGCAAGGACAGGTCCTGGGGCACGCGCGGTCTCTCCCTGTCTGGTGTCTGGTGAATCGAGCTCTGAGCGAGCTGGGGTTCTGAGCCATGACCAGTTATCAAGACTGGGTCTTGATCGACCGCACTCTGATTGCCGTGATCATGGTCGTGTGGGCGACCCATTCGATTTCCCTGTTGTGGTTCCCTGGGCCATGGCTCCCATACACGGGCACGTTGCTCTTTGCCCTGGTGTTGGGGAGTGTCGTGGTGGCTTGGCGTCGACACAAGGCCAGCCTATGACTGCCGAGGAGCATTACCGCAGGGCCCGCCTTTGGGGTGACCGGTTTGACGTGCTGTTGGGCTGGGTGACCCCGATCCGGTACGCGAATGTCCTGTTGATAGGCATCACGTTGGGTGCCTATTCCGTGGACGTACAGGCTGGGGACGTGGGCCTGGCCTTACTGTTGTTTTGGACCTGCGTGCGGAGCATGCACCAAACTGCGGCCAAGTTCTGTCTTCGGCGGTTGGAGCTGCACGGTGAACGTTATATGAAGATGCAGGGATGCAAGTAAGGAGTTCCGGGGGATGCCCGAGCAGCAAAGGGGCCAGGCTGTAAACCTGGTGGACGAGGAGTCCTTCGTGGGTGCAAGTCCCTCTCCCCCGACTAAGACCACTTCTTTCTGACCTTGTAGAGCAGGTGCAAGGAGACTGCAGCAATCACCACGACCGTGCACGTGGCCGCTGCGCCGATCCAATCGCTTCGTGATGCTCGGTCAAAGACCACGGCTAGGTTGAGACCGATGCACAGCCAGCTAAAGAAAATCACAATACGTAAATGACGTCTTACTTCTTGCTCCACCACACCTTCACCCAGTCCTGTTCAAAGTCCTCTGATCCACAATAGGTGCACCGGAGAAGGTCCCCGAAAATGGCAGACTCCCCGACCTTCTCCACTCGGTGCCAACCGAGGATGCAGAGGAGCTTTCTGTGAAGGGGAGCTACCATTTGTTCATCCAACGAAGCCAAAGGAGCATTGCCACGGTACCGCAGACCACGCACACGGAACCGAAGATGGCATCGGGCCAGGTCACGGTTTGAGACACTCCAGTATGAGTGCCTTCTCGTGCTTGGCCCCATCCCCACTATCGTTCCATTCGATGGCGCGCATGGCCGCGGCAACCTTCTCCAGATGATCCTTGAACTTGGCCCGGAGCTCATAGTCCACGTACGAGTCGATGCCTTCATCGAAGACCATGGACCTGATTTCCAGGTTCTCTGCAAAGTCTTCCACTTTCCTGTAGGCATAGTTGTAGTGGCCGCCGCTCATGGTGGTGTCCATCCGTGCTTCCGAGCTGTCCGAGCCCACAGGGGCTCTTCCAATGGCTGCCCGATAGCCAACCGGACTTTGTTGGCCGTGTCCTCGTCACCTTCTTTTTCGATGTCTTCAAGAAGTGCTTGGCAAGATACCGGGCGGACTGCGTCTCCGTGCGCCATCTTCATGAAGCAGCACCCATCTGCATCGACACAGAACTCTGTGGGGATGTCCCAGCCGCGGTTATCGTACTCGCCTGTCAGGCGAAAGGGTTCTTTGGGTTTCATGACTGTCCCTGCAACCTTTTCATGAGCTGTTCAAAGCATGGCTTACACAGCCACCACGCGCCGTCTGCGCCGTGTACACAGAGGATGGAGGGGGACCCGCAGACACACGGTTTCTTCTTGGGTGCGTTGGCGATGAGAGCAGCCTCGAGTGGCGTTGCCGGACCTTTGACGATGATTGGTTTCATGGCTTGGTCCTGAGCTTGTTGAACTCCTCCAACATCTTTGCGTACACAGGCGCGGCTCCTTCGTTGATCAGGTCCAGGATGGTCTTGTCCCCGTCCTGACCCCACGGGCAGTCACCGAGGCTGTATCGCGCGGGCAAGTAAGACAAAGGGCAAGCTGAGACCTCTCCCTCTTCGAGCTCATCACGCATCCCGTACTCGTTGCGGAGATCCGTCTCGAACTCCTGCATCACCTCGGAGATGTCCTCACTCTCGGATGCAAAGACGAACGTGGTTTCGACCGTGACTGTGTAGAGGTGTTTCATGTCTTGCTCCTCGTGCGCTCTGAGACTTTCTCTTTGATCCAAGGCCCTGGAGGGTCCCCTGTCCCGTCCCACAAGCGGAGAGATTCCGTTGCATCCTTGGCCGAGGGGTAGCAGTAGCGAGCGCTATAGCCGTACGTGGGCCCGTCAAAGGTCATGTTTACGAGCAGCCCGCACGTGTAGATGAACCGTTGTACCCCGCACAGCCCACGGTCTGGGATCTCCCGCAGTTCTAGGAACTCGGGCTGCCAGATCTCGGGGATCACAGGAACCTGCTCAGGGCAGCGAGGAGAGATATCACGCTTACCACCATGACCCCGTAGTTGGCCCAACGTGCCTTCTTCTCAGCCTCCTTGCTGCACTCCAAGGCTATCTCGAGGATAGGTCTCACCCGCTCGGCCCCATCCCTGCGCGCGGCTTCAATAGCCTTGGTCAGGCAGTCTAGGTGCGCCTCGCCGAGCCCCAGGGCCCCTGCCAGGCGCACGGCCTCTTCATGGGCGGGCAGCACAAATCTGCTCCGCCAGGTCCTCTACTTCCTTCATCACGTAGCCCTGGTCCCTGTAGGAAAGGAACACGTCTAGCTTCTTCCGAAGCTCGTTCGCTACCAGCTCCCCCATCAAGGCTTCCATGCGAGGGGCCAGGTCCATGTAGTGGGCGCAGTCAAACCCGATCCACCAGACATGGTCGGGTTCCCCCGGTTCGGGGACGTGGCAAACGGTTCCGTGGCACGGGCCAGCAAATGTCACGCCCCCGTGTACCTGCGCGTCCGGCTCCTGCCCGTACCAAGGATGCCCCTCCACGGTCGCTGCATAGCCGCACCAAGCGCCGGTACTCTCGGACCTGACCATGAGGCACGGGACGCCTCTATGGGTCCATGAAACGCGATCGGGTTCGTCCCGGCCCGCAGGCCAGGTGGACTTGTCGATGTAGGTCTCAGTCTTCATGAGGCTTACCTTCTCTCTTAGCCCAGCGATAGCCCGCCCGGAAGCCAGCTTCAAACCCTTCCTCGTACTCGGTCGGTTCTTGTTGGCGTGGTTGTTCCTGCTGTTTTTCCATGTTTCCCCCCTGTCCGCACTGGTACCGCAAACGAGTCATTGGCGGCAAGAGGAAACGTAGGTTGCGTTTGGACCTGCTTTTGTGGTACCCACTTGCATGAGCGATGCCCTACGAAGTGCCCTCGCCGTCACGTTGCGTCGGACCCGCAAGAAAATAGGCATGAAGTATCGTGATGTGGGGATCTCGAGTCTTGCTCGGATAGAGAGTGGGCAGCACGGGGTCAACACCACGATGTTGTTCCGACTGGCTCAGACGTATGGGGTCCTGCCAAGCCAAATACTGTTAGAGGCCGAAGAGATCGCGAGCACGCAAGGGAAGGTTCACACCTGTCCTTGGTGCGGTAAGCCGTGAGACGCCCCAAGCCAGGTGATCGCATCCTCACGTTCAAGATCAACGTGAGCGAGGTAGCACGTACCAACCAGACAAAGGGCCAGCACCCATACCGTGCTGTCTTTGAGATTCTTGGTCTGTTGCTAGAGGACATGGCCGAAAACCCCGCTGTAACGGGTAAGTCCATTGTTTGGAATGGTGTGGACTGCGGCGAAATCAAAATCTCCTGGAAGGCACCGTGACCCTCCCGCTTTTCGCGGCAGACACGGAGACGAGTCTGATCTTCCCTGGCTGCCAGGCTCCACCTCTCGTGTGCCTGACGTTCACCGTGGACGACTCTCCCCCGTCCATCATCCACGCGCGTGACCCTGCCTGCCGAAGGACAGTAGAGTGGGCTTTGCAGAATGCCCAGTGGACCCTGCACAACACCAGTTTTGATCTCGCTGTCATCTGCGCGGCCTACCCTGACCTTACTCCCTTGGTCTTCTCTGCCTATGATGCGGACAGAGTCTCGTGCACGATGGTGCTGGCTCGCCTTGTCGCGATTGCAGAGGGCAAGTTCAAGAGTCTGTCAGGTCGTAAAGGAGCATGGGCACTCGATGGTGTGGCCTCCAGATTCAAGGTCGAGCTCGAGATCAACAAAGGGGACGTCTGGAGACTGAGGTACGGGACTTTGTATGCAGTGGACCTGAAGGACTGGCCCAAGGAAGCAATCTCCTATGCCCTTACGGACGCGGTCGCAGCCAGGGCCGTGTACCATGCAATCCATGAGTATGCTGGGCGCCGGGGCATTCCCTTGGACGATGGTCCACGCCAGGCACGGGCAGCCTTTTGGCTGCGTCTGATGGAGTGCAGAGGGGTCCGTGTTGATAGAGACCAGGTGGAGAAGTACATTCTCGAGGTAGAAGAAGACATCACGAAAGCCCATGCCATTGCCTACGAGGCGGGGTTTATTCGGCAGAACGGTACCAAAGACACGAAGGCCGCGAAGGCTCATATGCTCAGGCTTTGTCGAGCTGTGGGCGTGGAGCCTCCCACGACCGAGACGGGAGAAGTCTCGCTCGACAAAGACGCGATCGATCAATACGGCGATGAACGTTTGGAAGCATATGCAACGTTCACGAGCGCGAGCACACTCAGAAAACGTGTTGCCGGGCTAAGGACAAATGCCTGCATCCAAGCCTCGTACGAGCCCATCATCGACACAGGGAGAACGTCCTGTCGGATGGGCAACGGGAGAAATGCACACGGCGCGCAGATGCAAAATCCACCCAAGCAAGGAGGGTTTCGGAACTGCTTCGTGGCACGTCCGGGGTTCGTTTTCTCTTCCGTTGACTATCAGTCGATGGAACTGGCCACGTTCGCGTTCTGCTGTCTCAAGCTCGTGGGCTTCTCGCGCATGGCGGACATCATAAACAAGGGAGGAGACATAAACACCGTCACAGGGGCCGCGTTCGCGGGGATCAGTGCAGAGGAAGGGTATGCAAGGCGCAGGGGTGAAAGAGGGTTGGAAGCGAAGACCATCTTCGACACGAAGCACAGAGCACTCGGAAAAACGTTTTCATATGGAGGGCTCGGTGGCATGGGCGCGGGCAAGCTCGCGATTGCCGCGCGCAAGCAAGCGGGCATCGAGCTGACTCTCCAGGAATCACGTTACTACCTGCAGACATGGAAGCGGACGTACCCCGAGGTGCCGGAGTTCTTTGCACACGCGAACAGACTGTTGGCAGGGAGAGAGACGGCAACAGTCAGACACCTGGTGTCAGGGCGGATGCGAGGCGGGGTCTTCTACTGTCAAATCTTGAACGGCTTCTTCCAGGGGCTTGCTGCGGACATCGCCAAGGACGCGGGCTGGCGCATTGCGCGCGAGTGCTACACGGTCCCCTCTTCTCCACTTTTTGGGTCGCGGCTCTGCATCTTTTTGCATGACGAGCACTTCCTGGAGGTCCGGGAGGACTGTATGCACGACGCAGCCATGCGCCAGGCGCAGATCATGGTGGAGACTGCGGAACAGTGGTGCCCAGGGGTGAAGTTCAGCGCGACCCCAGCTCTCATGCGGCGCTGGGATAAGCACGCCACGGACGTCTATCGTGATGGAAGGCTCGTTCCCTGGGTACCGTTGGTCACTTGATTGTGGTACGCACTTGGAATGACCGACCCCGCAAAAACAAATGACCTTCGGTACTGCCTCTTGGACTTGGAGACCACCGGCCTGGACCCCTTCGAAGATTCCATCCTCGAAGTGGCCGCCATCGCGCTGACCCAGGACTTGGAAGAGATCAGCCGGATTCACCATGTTGTGAAGAGAGGGAAACCCCGGGACATCTCTCCCAAGGTCCAGCGGATGCACGAGGACAATGGTTTGTGGAAGGAGTGCGAGGCTGCCCAGCTGTGCGAGCTCGAAGTAGACATAGAGCTGGCGTACTGGATGTCTACGTTCCAGGTGCCCCCAAAGAGCATCATAATAATGGGAAACTCACCCCACTTCGACCATAAGTTCCTCCTGGCTCGCATGCCATTGACCGGGTCCTGGCTGCATTACCGACTCATGGATATTGGTGCACTCGGGAGATGGCTCGCGGACTTCGGCCTCCCCATCACGAAGCCCGACTTCATCGCTCATCGAGCCCTGCAGGACTGTGAGAGCGAACTGGCCCAGGCTCGGATGATGAGGGACCTGGTGAAGGGATTGCAGCCATGACCGAGGAAGAAGAAAAGGCGTGTGAGATTGTCGAACGTCTCTTGAGGGAGTCAGACACGAGCAGCGTGCATCTCTGGCGCAAGCCTTGGTTTCGTGCAGACGATGGAGCGGAAGTAGACACGTCCATCTACACGCGAGGAAGCCCCGCATTCGAGGTCACGGGCCTTGGCCTTGCAGAAGTCATCAGGAGAGCGAAATGACGAAAGTACAGATCACGAAGCTCGCCTTGCTCCTTTCTGTCATGAGCTACGGCCACGGGTTCGCGGGAGCCTTCCTTGCCCGAATGGGAGAGGGACAGCTCGCGATCTGGGCCGAGGTTGTGGCTGTCGTGATGGGGTTGATCGGAGTCTGTTTGCTGATTCTAAAGAATAGAGCCAGTGATCCTCCTGTCCCTTGACCCAGGCAAGCACGTTTTGGGCTGGTGTGCCTGGAAGGACACCGTCCTTACGCATGCTGGGTTGAGTACGATAGTCCCGACCCCCAGGACCCGCGTGAACGTGCTGGCAGCCATTCACGAGCACAACATCAGACAGTGTTTTTCTGGTCACCCTGACCAGGTCTACGTCGAGCAAATGAGCTTGAACACCGGACGAGACTACTCCCGCGGGAAAGCCATTAGGACCGCGAACGATCTCCTTGTCATCACGAACATCGCGGCCTCGGTTGTGTCCCTATTGGGGGGTGAACTTGTGCATGTCCCGGTCGGGACGTGGAAGGGCAGCTGCCCCAAAACAGTAACAAAGAACCGAGTCTTGGCCACGCTTGACAAAACAGAGCGACAAGTCCTCGAAGCCTCGTTCAGAGGCGTGCGCTCTAGCCTGCACAACAACCTCTACGATGCGGCGGGGATAGGTCTCTACGCCGCGCGGCGGTACTTCCTGCGAGGGAACCATGGCTAAGTCTTTAGCAGAGCGTATTGCAGCGCGTGCCGTGCGCGTCGGCTCCTGTCTCATTTGGCTAGGACAGGCACGTAGGTACGTGCGGACGTCTATCGCGGGTAGGCACAGCTATGTGCATCGTTTTGTCTTGGAAGGAAAGCTAGGTCGGGCTTTACAGCCAGGCGAAGTCGCGTGCCATACCTGCGATAATCATAAGTGTGTGAATGCCGAGCATCTCTGGGTAGGCACCATGAAAGACAACCAAGGAGACATGGCCAGGAAAGGAAGGTCAGCACACGGCATGCGTCAGCACCAGGCCAAGTTGACCGATCAGCAGGTACGACAGATCCGCATTGAGTACGCAGAAGGCGGAACGTCCTGCAAGAAGCTGGGGCGCAAGTACGGAGTAAACCATAACTCGATATGGGTGATGCTGAAGGGCAGGACCTGGCGACACGTCGCTTAGGGCAATCAATCCCGTGACCAAGGCACAGCCTGTGGATGAGAGCTGCATTTCTCCTCCTCCTGGTCCCATCCCTCGCCTTCGCCCAATCGGCCACGGTGACTCTGACCTGTCCCGAAGGCCCGCCCATCGTGGTGGTGGATGGCGGGGTCCCTCCCGGCGAGGATGCAGGACCTCCTCCTGAGATTGATGCAGGTCCCCCTCCCGTAGTGGACGCTGGGCCGCCCCCATCCAATCATCGTCCCTCGGCATCCAAGGGCACGGGCTTTTATGTGGTCGGCCGCGAGCTGTACGATGGCAACGGGGCGCAGTTCACGATGAGGGGAACCAACAAAACCCATCAGGATAACTGGGGCCCTGGTTTGGGCCATACCGCGTCCAATACGACTAGATGGCTTGTCTATTTCTCCGATGATCCAACCCGTACCATCGAGGACATGCAGAGTCCCAGTATCGGAGGCAGCACGACCTTTGGCAAGGCAGTGCAAGTACCCGGCTATTGGGATGGCACCTGCAAGTCAGACACGGGCACGTTCAACACGATGGTCAACAGGTGGGTACGTGATGCTTCCAAATACCAGAGCATCGAACGCTACATGGTCCTGAACATCGCCAACGAATGGGGCTCTGACCATCGAGCGTGGCGAGACGCATACGTGGGAGCGATCCCCAAGATCCGCAACGCAGGCTGGCACGGGGCCATCATGGTCGACGCCCCTGGTTGTGGGCAGGATGCCCTGGCGATCGTGGAGTACGGGCAGGCCGTGTTCGACTCGGACCCCGAGAAAAACACACTCTTCGACTTCCACATCTACGGCAACTGGTCAGACAGTGGAGGGGGCGTGCCCCCGCAGTGGAATGGTCAACATGACCTCGGCCCCACGTTCGCCAAGCTCTACAACACGGGCCTGACCATCGTGGTGGGCGAGTTCGGACCCGGCCGCAACGTTGGCCCTTCCCCGACCATGATCACTCCCCAACGGGTGATAGAGGTTTCGGAACAATACGGGTTCGGGTGGCTCAGTTGGAGCTGGGAGGACAACGACCAAGCCAATGCCAAGTGCTCGAACAACAGCTTCTGCCACACCTATGACACTTCGGACCCCAGTATCGAGCGGGCCAATCTCACCGACTTTGGCAACGTGATGGTTCCCCAGTGGGCGGCCTTGGCGCGAAAGGCTTCCGTGCTTGTGGAGTCGGGTACGCAGAGCTGGCCGTACTACCTGCTCCTCATCCCTCTCCTGGTCATCATTCTCGTGGTCGTGTTCTTGGTTAGGCGGAAGCGTCACCCGGGGTCGCGGCTTTGACCGGGTCATAGCCTGGGTGCATGGTCCCGAAGAAGCGGCCTGAAGGGTTCATGTCGGTTGGCCATTTCTCGAACGGAGCGACCACGAAGCCGCGCTTGCTGTAGCGCGTGATCACTCCGTGCCAGATACGAACCGTGGACGCGGTCTCAAGGATCACGTTCACGACTTCCTCACGCCCTGGCACGAACTCTAGGGAGCCTTCGGGCCGGGGTTGTCCGCTTGGGTTCAGCACTCGCCACGCCTCCATCACGAAGGCAACAGCGCGTGCTTCTCCAAACATGGCCATGGCGTGCGTGAGTAGGCACAAGGCGTTCTTCACTGCACCACTCCCGTGTGCTTCGGGCATCGTGATGGAGGTGCTGTACAAGGGGTCCTGCTCTTCACCCCCCATCACGTCCTGCCTGCAGAACACGTACGCGGTTGTGGAGCAGCCCCCGCCCCCGCGGCGCATGAGCTCGACTGCCCCCTTGTGCAGGAACTCCCCCATCTCGTCGAATGCTGCTTCCTCTCCCTGGAGGGCTCGTTCCAAGAGAGGGACAGGGTAGCCCCCGGGGACAAGTTTGGGGGCACTGATGGGCGCCCCCGCATACATAGCTTCGATGCGTTTTCGTCTTTGGTCTGCGTCGGTCATGGCCGCTTTTTGCCATGCCCGCACGAGCAGCACAAAGGGGCGTTCAGAACGTATTTTCCTTGACCAAAGTCCCCGGCTTTGAGATATGCTTGGGATGGGGACACAACTACAGCTGATTGACGACTCGGTCCTGGCCGTAGACCAGACCAAACTGCAACAGAGTGAGAAAGCGGGAAAGACGGCTCTCGAGGCTATCCGGGTTGCTACCTGCGACGAAACCACGTTCGCCGACTTTATGAAGCGCGCGCACTTGATCGTTCAAGAGTTGGAACAGGAACGTGAGTTCATGGTCCGGCCCCTCTTGGACGGGAAAGCGGAGATAGACAAGCTGTACAAGGCCGCGCGCACGCCCTGGGAGCAGGTCAAGTCCACCTGCAAGAGTAAGATTGCAGAGAGTCAACAGGCTCGTCGGCAGCACGAGGAGGAGGCCCGGAAGCAAGCCTTAGAAGCAGCCCTTCAGGAAGACATGGAAGGGTGCTCGGAAGCTCTCTCCACCATCACGCCAGCTACACCTTCAGTGGGGGCATCTGTTTCGTGGGAGTGGGTGGTGAAGGAGACAAGGAAGCAGGCCATGCCCATCGCATTTCTTACTCCTGACTTGGTAGCGCTTGGTCACGTCTGCAAGCTGGCTCGGAACTCGGAACACTCGCCCACGGTTGCGGGTGTGACCTTTGAACGTGTCGCTCGCGTAGGAGTTCGGTGATGAATATCAACTACAGAAAGTGCGGGTGTGGCGTGATGCTCCGACCGTTGGAGCAGTGCTCTGCATGCCTCTCGTTACGGAGAGCCGAGGCCATGGCCAAAGCAGGGCCACGGGCTGAAGCTCCACCCCTTGTCATTCGAGGATGGGCGCCTCCCGGATGGGCACAAATGGAACTGCTACCGCTATGGATGCCTCCAGTCCCACACGGAATGCCGAGACTAACCCCGGAGCAAACGGCCTCGGCCTCGGTCGCGGACGTGAAGCGTTTGCTCAAGGAGTCAGAGTCCTCGTGCTTGAAGGCGATCTATCCCGATGCCATGTCCGAGTGCTTGAAGATTATCTACCGTGGCTGAGAGCGAGGGCAAAATGAGCAATAAAGAAATACTGAACAGTCTCATTGCGCAAGGCATCGACCGCGACGCACAGTTGGGTGACCTTCGGGCACGAATAGAGGACCTTCTCGAGAAGGTAAGCAAGTTAGAGGCACTCCAGAACGAAGTGTTCATGCTGCGCATGACTGTGCAAATGCTGCGTGACGAGCTGGAGGATAGCGACGGGCAGACAGCCGAGGTGCTAGAACTGCTCAAAGCGCGGCACGAGAGTCCTGCTGGTTGGAGTGCTCCCTCGTGACCGAGTCCCCCTGGCTCACCACTCGAGAAGCCGCGGTCTACCTCAAGACCACGCCGGGGGCATTGCTCCAACACGTCAACCGTGGACATCTCGTGCCGGACAGCTTGGCACAGAGAAATCGTTTCCGAGGTCACCGTTTCTCGCTGAATACCCTAGACAGGTTCCTTTGCGGTCATCTATCATCCTCGGATGACAAAGACAGCGTGGACAGACGGCGTAAAGAAACTGGCACCCGGCAAGTACCTCGTACGCGTTACCTGGACTGACAAAATAGGCAAACGCCACGACACAGAACGCAAAGTGCTGGCCGACACGAAGGCCAAGGCCCAGCAGGCTCGCGCAGAGTTGCAACGCGAGCTAGCGGGTCCACGTGACCGAGGATGGCTACTCTCCCATGCCTTGGACCAGTACATCGCGACCACTCGTGATGGTACCAAGCACTGTTGGGACAGCTACGCCCGTCGTATCAATAGGGCATTCGGGGGGCGCCGCCTCGGGGACATCACGACTGCCGAGATCCAGCGTTTCTTGTACAACCTGCCTCTTGCGGACAACACGGCGAACGGGTACCGCACGCTCTTTATCGGCACGTATAAGCACGCGCGGATCTGTGGAGAGTACGCAGGCGTGAACGTTGCCAAGGAGACTGAGGCGCGACGCCCAAAGAAGACCGAGGCAGAGCGACTAGCCGCCCTGGAAAACCCGGTCAAGCGTGCCTACCTGGGGGACGAGACGCAGCGCTTCCTAGCGGCCTTGGACCCGAACCTTCGCGCCCTGCAAATCATCCAGATATTTCTCGGTTGCCGATTTGGGGAGGCGAGCGCCCTCGAGTGGCGTGATGTGGACCTCGAGACGGGGGACGTCAACATTCGCCGCAAGCAGTACGTCAACGCTGTGAGCGTGCCCAAGAACGGCAAGGAACGGCCCACGGCTCTTGGGGCACAGGGCATCATGGTGCTCAAGGCGCACAAGGCCCGGATGGAAGAGCTCAAGTGGCCTGGCTGGGATCGCCTGGTCTTCCCGCGCCCGGTCTCCTACCACGCCAGAGCCTCAGATATGTGGTCGAGCCGCACCGCGATCCTCAAGGTGACCCAAGCCCAAAAGGCTGCGGGCATCACGGTGAAGTCCAAGACCCACGCAGCCCGGCACACCCACATCACGCTGGCCGAGGTGGATCGGGTGCTCCACGTAGAAGCTTCCGTGGACCTTGGTGTCATCCACAGGCAGATGGTTGGCCACGCGAGCGAAGCGCAGAGTCGAGCTTACGTGGACAAAAGCGCTCTTCCCCGGCGCCGTCTCGCTGCTTCGATAGAAAAAGCAATAGTGGGAGAAATCCTGGGAACTGAGCCGTAAGTCGTTGAAACCACGGGCTGTGCATTCACGGGAATGGTGAATGCAATAGCCTGACCCGACTAGACACGGTCTCACACGCCATAACACGGCCCGCGAAGTGACAAGGAAAAGAGGGCCTCTTCTAGCCTACGCTAGACAGGCCCTCTCTTGGCTTTACAGGGCAGTGTGGGAGAGAAAGTGGGGGTGGCCCTAGAGCCGAAGCACATCGTACTGCCGCAGAAACCCGAGCAGGACGATGAGCGCCACGATCAGGAACACGATGACCTGGGCCGGCTGGGGCAGGGGCAGCAGCGTCAGCACGTACCAGATCAGGGCCAGGATCAGCAGGGCCAGGAGGACGAAGACCAGTAGGGAGATCATGCCCCAGGGGTACCGTGATGGGGGGCGGCGTTGCCCCCGGCCTCACAAGTTGCCCTCGGACACCCACGTTCCAGGCGTGCCGGCGACCGTGCAGATCCAACCCTTCGGCGAGCCGACTGCAGCCGTAGCGTTGAACACCCGGTCCCCTACGGAGAAGGACCCCTGGGCTGCCACGGGAACTGCTGTCCCGTACATGACGGTATGCCCGCCTAGCCGGACAGCTCCCGTGGGGGAGTAGTCCGTGCGCTGCTTCAGCGCCTGGGAGCCATTGTCGAAGCTGTCTAGCCGCGCGAAGTAATCAATCTCGATCGTGGCGTAACCGCCTGCAGCTAGCCCTGCGTCAAACAAAACGTCCAGACGATGGGTATCTGTACCGTTCACCTGTGCTGTGTTGAACACCTCCTGTCCGTTTGTCTGGGCAGGGGGCGAGAATAGTGCCGTGATGTTTATGCCATTGAACGTGGCTGTGTCCTGCAAAAAGGCTTGAGACGCCAAGAATGCAGTGCTGGAGTACACCCGGATTGCTGCCAACATGCCTACTGGAAGATTAGAAAACGAGACGTTCTGACCTGCGACATAACGAATCGTGTTTGACCACGTTCTACGCTCCCTCTTGATACCCCCGTGTTCGAAGTACCCGAAATGGGTCCCTAAAGACATGGCCAGCACGCGCGGGCCTGCGAGCGTAAAGTCCTCGGTTCGTGCCAACAGAGACGACGTCCCGAAGTAAGAAACGACTTGCTTATCCTGGACAGTGGAGGTGAAGGTGCCCCGCCGAACCACCACGCCTGTGCAACCACCTCCGATCGAGATCATTGCATCAGACCCCGCTCCGGGGGACGCATCAGAGCCGTACGAGATGTGCAGGTTCTCGATAAGTACGCCGCGGCACTGCGTCTCCAAGTACACAGCAAAACGCTCAATGTCTTCGGCAAAGATGTTACGAGCTGAAGCGTTGCGGCAGCCGTTGAAAGAGATGACCCCCCCTGCAGCGCTGTGGGCATTGCGGTCTACGTGCCTCGCGTAGATGTTGCGGAATTCCACGTTTTCACAGTTGCTCTGTCCAACGGGGCCGTTGCTACTGCGGATGAAGATGTCCCGCACAACCACGTTTCTGCCGAAGATCACGTTGCCCGTGATGTTCTGGATGATACCGGGAGTCATGTCAGTCGCGAAGTTGCCGATCTGACAGTTCTGGCAAATGGAGGCTGGCTTTATAATCCTGTTTGAGAACGTGAACGGATTAGGGATGGCCTCGCTGACGCCAACACGCAGGGTGACGACTTGGCCTACCACGGACTCCACAATATCGAAATACTTTACGTACCACTCGTTGGGGTCCCCGGGGTCTGACCCGAAGAAGCAGAACACATCATCCCCCGGGACCCATCCAGTCAGGTCCCCAACTACGGTGAATGTGCGATCCCCAACGGCCAGGGTGCCTGTTCCAAAAGTAACTTCGTTCGTCCCCATCTCCGAGACGGCCAGGAAGTTGTCATTTTGCCCAACAGTAGCCGCAGTCAACTTTATTGTAGTGGTTGACCCCTGCCCTAGTAGGCTGACAGACCCACGAATGATGGGGCTCACCGGATACGAATAGGTCCGCGGTCCCATGGTCACAGTCCCTGACGGGAAGGCAGTGTCTAGAGCTCGCTGGATGCAATCCGTGGCGTTGAAACCAAACCAGTCCACATGGTACTCCCCCGCAGGGTGTAGCCGTAGCCAACGGCCCGTAGGGGCGGAGCCGATCACCGTGCCGCCGTTCGTCGGGGTTGTGGACGACACGTTCCAGTAGAAGTTCCCACCACCCCCATCACCAGGAGTGTAGTAACCCAAGAGCGTGGCAACCTGGCCAGCTGCACCACCCGCCAAAGCAGCCAAATCGGCTATCGTGTTGACAAACAATCCACCCCCTCCCGAGCCAGGAGGTCCCTGTGGACCTGGGGGCCCAGACGGGCCTGGGGGTCCAACCACGACTACGGGAGGCAAGGGTGAAGGGTTAGGGTTTTCTGCTTCGCTATCACGAGACAGCAAAGCGCCTTCACGGACCAGCCCGTCAATCTCATCAGTCTTCGTGACCGTGGCCCCGTCTGCCGTGATGACGGTGCCGTTGTCGAGCGTGACCGTCTCGTTGACCTCGGGGTTTGGCCATACATCTAGGAGAGTGGCCATGTCAGCTCACCAGTCCCGTTCTGGTCAGAATCGCGTTGTAGACAATGGCGTACTCTTCCGAGGTCAGCTCGCGGTCAAAGACGAGCAGACTCTCCCATGCCGCTCGCATCACATCCGAGGCACTTCGACCCAAGGTCATCACCTGCGAACTGGACGACGGTCCTGCAAGTAAGATGTTGTTCGTGGAGACCGCGGACCCGGAGACCTTGAGCGTTGCTCGGGGAGTGCCGGCATCACGTTGGCGCCACGACACCAAGGTTCCAACACCTTGGACCTGTGGGGGGCCTGCAATGCTCGACACTGCTGTTGCAGCGTCAATCGCAAATGCCTGGATAGTGCCCACGCCCGGTGTAGAGAAAAGAGTAAAGCCCGTAACACCTGCAGCTATCCCCGTCGCAGACGCTAACAGCAGGCTGTTTTGCGTCGGGTTCTGGGGTGCATACGCGAAAAACACTGTCGCCCCCGTACCCCTGACCAAAAAGTTCCAAGAGCTAGCAACCAGGTTGCTGGTATAAGAGCTGGCTCCGCCAAAGATGGCCGCAGGCGCACCTCCGAACAACGCGGACGGCGTAGGAGCAACTACTTGCTGTGCTACCGCAGCACCAAAGCTGTGGCCTATACGCGCCTTGTCGAGGAAGGCAGAGGCATTCGCTCCGGCCAACGTAAAGGCCCCGGCCCTGAAATCGCAGAAGGGCACCAACTTTAGGATTTCACGGTCTGGACCGACAATTGCCGGGGAGGCGATGGCATAGCGATCCTGGATGTACTCCCGGACGATCTGCCTCTCGTACTCGGAGAGGACTCGCCGAAAGACAAGAGTCTCACACCAGCGCATGTGCGGGCCATAACCCCCGGATGCTCCGATCTTCAGCGGGCCAACGTCCCCCGCAGCCGGTGCCAGAGGGACGGCAACGGTGTTCATTGCGCCTAGAGGGGTGGACAGGACACTCTCCAGTGGAGCCCCGTCCTTCCATGCCCAGTCAACGTACAAGGCGGTATTCAGTGCCACCACTCCAGCCGGGGACAACTGCGATAGGATGGCTGGTGAAGCGTCAATCTGGATATTGAGCTGGCCCGATGGGTTGAAGTTTAGGTTCGTCCCGTTGTTGCCCGCAAAAGTCGTGACGACCACATCCACGAGTGGGCCGAATCCCGTAGGGGCGAAGACGACAAAGGTCTCGGCTCCTGCGCCAGCTTGCATGAACTTCCAGTCTGTTGCTGGAAGGTTGCTCTGAAAGTACGTGTCCCCTGTGAAGCTTATAGACTTGGCACCCCCAAAGAGAATGTCAGGGACAGGTGCGGCAGCCACAGTAGCCCCTGTCACGAGGACGTCTGCACCCTTCCTATTAGGGATGGTCTGCACGTTGGGGCCAGACAGAGTGACCGTGTCCGCACGGTATTGATAGTCAGGCAAGAGGGCATCGAGCGCGGCCTCGGCGGCACTCTTCCCAATCCCTCCACCATGGAAGAGATCCCTGATCCTCCGCCCTCCACGTCTCATGCCCCTGTCCGCTCGCCCGAGATGGAAGCCTCGAAGAAGCCTGTGCCTGCAGAGGAGACGAAGATCAGACGTCGAGCTCTGGTCGAAATGTAATAATGCTCGGGGGTCCTATCGAGGAGGGTCTGCGCAGCTCCGGCTACCCCTGTCCCCGTCACGGAGGGGGTGTTGTAGATGAGCGTGGGAGTGGTATCGACCCCCGAGATGCCATCCTGGTCCAACAGGATCGCCCACTGGACGTCCGCTCCTATGGTCAGGAGGCGCCAGTACCTGCCCCGGCAAGCCTTAGGAATGTCCGCGGCCGTAGCAGGTCCGAAGGCCGTACTGTTCGCGACCCTGAAGATCAGGCCCGACTGATGGGTCGGGTCCGCAACATTCGAGGCGTAGGGAGCGATCACGTAAGCCGCTGCGTCGAGACGTGCAGTCATGCCTCCCAATGTGAAGAAGGCAGGAGGATGGTTGCCCCATCACGTCAAACGAGCGAACTCCCCGTGCAGCGTGATGGCGGCCTTGCAGTAGGCGTCGTACGCGAGCTCGGGGGTCTCGAACCGACCAAGGTGGTAGGACTTCCCGAACTTCTTGATCACGGCCACCCACTTTTCTCTATTCCGCGCGACCCCCTTGTACCCAGAAGTGTTTCTCTTCGTTTTGGTCCTGTTCCAATGATTCTCAAAGACCGTGCACAGCCTCAGGTTCTCTCGGCGACAGTCTAAACCATTGCCATTGACGTGATCGACCTGCAGGCCTTGGGGCGCGTTTGTCAAAAACCTGTGAAGGTAGATATTACTATGGCGACGTCCTTGGGACGCTTGAGCATATACCTTGCCGCAATGGACCATCGGCACGACACACCACCGCAAAGTCATCACGCGGTCATAGTCCACATCGTCGACCAGGGCCGTGTACCTGTCCCCGTTACGCCTCACGATTGCTATTTCGCGCATCCCACTGGGTACCACGAACCCTGTACTCAGTCGAAGAAGCCCAACCCGTTTTCTGCCCTCTCTCTTGCTCGGCGTTGCCTTTCTAGGAATGCCTCATGTGCTAGTTCTGTTGCCGTTTTGGGAGGGGGCGTTTCTTCGGGAATGTCGGTCATATGCGCGAAAATCGCGTACCGGGCCGCGTCACTAAGATGGTTCTGGAAGGACGGGTCTACCTCCTCGTGTTTCTCGTCCTTCCAAGGGAGGAGCGTCCACTCGTCCGCAAGCGTTTGTGCGGCAGGGAGCACCTTGATTCGCCCTGAACCGAGCTCCCCGTTGACTATGGCAATCTGGCCTAGTTTGCCGCGCTTGTCCGCGGGCTGTACCCAACGGTCCATCAGGTACCCATACTTACGATTGAACACACGCACGTACGCTGCGCCTAAGCCCCCACCGTCACCTACTATCTTTTGCGGGCTCCACCGTTCAATCAGAACACGGGTGAGGTCTGCAGCATCGTCGGGCAACATCTTGTGCTGCTGCTGAGACTCCACCACGTAGACAGAGCGCGAGCCTTTGGGCGACCACACGCATACCCACGCGCACGCATCTTCGACCGTGCCGTAATCGATGCCTAGCGTGCAGAAGCCCCTTGAGACGTGGACAGGCAAGCACTCCGAAGCATTGCGCTCATGCACGTATTGAAAGACCTGACTGTTCGTGTCGTTGACGAACTCGCCCAACCACTCTCTTTTGAAGATGGGGTTGTCCTCCGTCCACACGTTGCGGAGCAAGACCTGCTGCAGCATGGACTCCACATCACGAGGGAACCGCTTGTTCTCCCTGACTGTCCACGAGTGGATCGACCAGCCGGGAATCTTGCCTAAACAGAGGTCTGCCCAGTGGCCGATACGGGTAACACTCGGAGTACCAAACAAAGTGCATGACCCGCCCGTGTCTGATAGTGCAGGCTCCAAGACTGTCGAGATGAGTCTTGGAAGCATGTTCGAGTAAGCCTGCACTTCGTCAAATAGTGCTGCTTTGAGTTTGTATCCACGAAGCAGTTCCACAGCGCCTGCATCGGATAATCCCCAGAATAGAATCTTTGCACCCCACGGTGCAGTCCATGTCCCATCTTGCAGGTTCGGCGTGAACGGAAGCTTGTGGCGTAGCACCAGGGCATGCAGGTTCTGCCAGTGCAGACTTTTGGCCTTCTTCGCGGTCTCCGCCGCGATGACTATGACCTCCATGAACCCAGCATCCAGTGCACACAAGATCGCATCACGGTGGATGACTTCCGACTTGCCCGCGCGTCTACCAGGATGACACGCCCTGAACTGCGCCGGGTCATCGACCACAGCCAACTGCTTATCGAACAGCTCCGCGCGAATAGCCTGCTTCCACTGCTCGCGGCGGATGAGTTCAATGATGACTTCCCGGTCTTTGCTCATCCATCACGATGAACAAGCAAAAGACCTGATTGCACCTCTAGGCCATAGCCCTGTCCGCCTTGCCCGAGACATTCTCTCCCCCAGACAGATGCGCCGTGACCGACTTCACCTGTTGCGGAAGCTCAGGCTCCGGGGGTGGTTCGTTCGCGGACATGCCTTGCCAAAAACTCATGTAATCCCCTTGCATCGAGGGATGGAGAGGGAGCTTGAGGGCCCCAGCTACGGCCAGCTGCTGGTCATAATCGAGATTCTTGTCTGCAAGCCCCTGGACCGCTGTCTGTTGGAACTCCTCCCACAAACGGGGATATTGGGATTCGAGCACTTCATAGTCCTCGGGCAGAGCTTGCCCGTCTCCGACTCGAGCTAGAGCTTCGCTTGGATCATTCATGGCTCCGATGTAACGTGATAGTTGTTCTTCAGTCTCAGGGTCAATCTGGCGCTTGGGAGGAGGGCCCCCGAATGGGGAGGGGGGAGGCTTGGGCCCCGCCTTTTCGAGGATGAACTCGTTCTGAGCGGTCATCTTGTCTCGGAGTGCTTTGACGACTTCAGGACCGGCCTCCACCTCCATCTCCTGCCACATGGAGGTGGTTTTCTGGGCTTCGTCTGAGGTTGGGTCCTGAAGCTTCTCTGCATGGTCGATGACCTTTTCCGGGTTAATGGCTTCCTTCAAATCCCTGCCCACCGTGATGGCGGGGATCGCTTTCGGACTCACCAGGCCACTGAGCTTCGCCGCCTTCTTGACTGCCTCCTGCACCTTGACCGCCCGCTTGGCATTGCGCGCCAAGGTCGTGGACATTAGAAAGTTGCCACGCTCGCGTAGGTACTTGTTGGCAAGTCCCCCAGCCGCACCCGTGATGAGGGCGCCGGGCGTAATGCCCTCGCCCCCGGACACTGCACCTCCCACAGCTCCGCCAATAGACGCAGCCGTCCCGCCGATCAATGTGTCGCTCAGGCTGAACGTGCGGTTGGCCTCCTTGCGCCTCATCGTCTCATTCAGCAAGTCACTACCGACCGCGACCTTGGCGTATCGGTCCTTCAAGACCTGAAGCTCGTGGATGGCCTCTGGGTTCCCAGACTTCTTTGCGGCTTCCTCGGCCGCGTCCATCCAGTGCCGGTCCAGCACGCCGCGCATCTTGCGATACAGCTCTGCTTTGACGTCGTCCTGCTGCCCAAACTTGTGGTACTTCGCGCGCTTCTGATCAATGTCGATGCGGTCTCTGTTCAACGCATCGAACGAGATCTCGTCAGGGTCAATCAGTAGCTCTCCCGGCTCCCAGACTTCGGTAGTGGGCTGGGGTTTGACTCCTGTGATGTTCAGACCCGCGCCCGACTTGGGTACGTCTCCAATGGGGAGGGGCTGCCCCATCGAATCAAGTGGAATGGGCACTCTCTCGTTGCCCATGAAGTTGCCCGTACCCGCGAATGCCTCCTGAGGTGCCGTGCCCCCTTTCGGTGCTCTGAAAGCCGACTGCCTGTGCGCCATATCCGCGGTGATCTCTTCAGGTGTCGCTTCACGGAGCTTGCCATCGGCATACTTGGACCTCTTCGGCTGCTTGAGCAGGCCAAACGAGTCGTATTCCGGTACGTATCGATTGGCCTCCAGCTTCTGGAAGTAGGGCTTGTTCTCCGAAACAAACGCCTTGTACTCCTTTGCCGTGACGCCGTGCTCTCTGGCAGGGGCAAGGACCTCGCGCTCGATCTTGTCCATGAGGCCACTGGCGCTCGGCGCATCGCCCATGCCGCCAAACTTCGCGCGTGCCTTGCCTAGCTCCTGCCCGAGAAGAGTCCGCACCACGTCCGCACGTTGCGCCGTACCCTCAAGAGTTAGATCGCTCCCCGTGATGATGCCTTCGTCCATCAGGGTGCGGCCAACCTCGTTACCGCCACCCTTGATCCGCATCTCCGCAAGGGCAATATCACCCTTCTTGCCGCCCAGCCCTTTGAAGGCTTTCCCATTGGCTATGTCCAGAACCTCACGACCCTCAGGAATGGCTTTTCGCGCAAGGCCAATCGCGCCCATGACAGGGGCACCGTACTTGACACCCGTGATCATCTCATCACGCATGCCCCCAAGCATCTTCTCCCCGATGCTGTCCCAGTCCTTGGTCTCGTAAGCCTTGTCCAGTGCGTCCGCTGCACCGAACGGAGCTGAACCAAGGGCTGCTTCTGTGGTGATCTCCGCGGTCTTGCCCAGGGCCTTAGAAAACAGTCCCTGCCGAATGGGCGCGACTTCCGCAGCACCTTTCAGTTTGGCTAGGGCCTTGGCCGTGTACCCCGCAACATTCGCCCCAACCTTCTCCCCAGCCCACTCGGCACCCTTACCAATCAAGCCTACGGGAGTCTTGGGCAGGAAGGCCGTGCCCACCGTGCCCGTGATCTCGCCAGCGGCATGAAGACCACGAGCTTTCTCCTCGGCCTCTTTTCTGATTGCACTCGTGGCTTCCAGGGACTGGTCAAAGTCTGACGCTAGTTCACCACTATCTAGCCCTGGCTTGGTTGCACCACGAGGGATTGGGACGTAGTTGGGGTCCGTAAGTCGCTGGGCCGAGTCGATCGGAAGAGCAGACTCGAGGCCCCTCTCCACTGCTGCCGTAGCGTAATCAAGGGGAGCTCTCGTGTTGAGCGTGACACCTTGCGCGATGCCACCAAAGCCCGACGTGATGTCTTCGCCGATCGTCGACTCTTGCCTGATTCCGTGCTCCGGTAGGGTCTTACCCTTGAGCTTGAGCCTCGGGTCGTCCGCAGCTACGGAGTTGAAGACAGGTGGGGCCTCGGCGGGCTCTGCAACCTGTCCCCCGAACTCAGCGAACGGGTCATCAGCTTTCCCGCCGAACTCGGCAAACGCATCCGCCTGTCCACCGAACTCGGCAAAGGGGTCCGTGGCCTTCGGGTCCTTGTCTGCCACTTAGAGCCTCTTCGCGTCAGGGTACTTCTTCTGGAAAGCATCGGCCTGAGCGGCAGGCACGCTGCCTTTGTTTCCGTTGAGCATGAACTCGACCATGTCTGTCGCAGGCTTGCCCTCACCCTTGGGCGCCGGCTTCTCCGGGGGCTTGGTCCCCGCTTCATACCGAGGAGGGGCCTTTTCCGGCGCCTTAGGCTGCTTTGCGTCCCATTCAGCCCACTTCGCATCTGCCTCCTCGGAGGGTGCATTGCCCATGCCTCGGAGCTTCGCGTCTGCCTGCGACTGGTAGAAAGTCGCCGCATCGTCATAAGCCCGCGACGGGTCTTCGCCCTTGGCCCAGTTCTCCGAAGCTTTGGCCCAACCAGCCTTATCAAGGGGCAACGTGGGCGCGTCATTGCCTGTACGTTCCGCGTCCGACTTCGTGATGGTGCCCTGACCCGTACCCACAGAAAGGGAAGACAGGTAGTCGTTACGCCGCGCGTTGTAGGACACACGGGCCTTTGCACGCTCTTCTTCGGGGGTATTCGGGTCCATCACGATATTCCAAAGACGCTGCGCCTCCTTCGCCGCGTACACCAAGGCAATGGAGTTCTTCTGAATATCGTCAATCTGCCGGATATCTGCCTGTTCCAGCTTCCTCTGGTTGGGCAAGCGCTTCCAGCCTGCTGCGATCTCGCGGCGCTCGTCTGCCGCAGCCGTAGCCGCCTTCTCCTCGGCCGTCTCCTGCTTGTTCTCAGCATTGCCCCTTGTCAGCAGTTGCGCAGCACGCCGCGTAGCAATCGCGTCTTCCGCAGCAGTCAGGGGCAGCCCTGCGTTCTGCCTAGCAAGCAGCTCATCCGCAACATACGTCTTATTATCTTTGGCCGAACCACGAGCCCCAGACATCCGGGCACGGTCCACACCTGCCAAGAGCTTGGCCTCCTCCAGTTTCGAATCCTGATCGTTCTTCTCTTTGAGCACCACACCGGCCGCCCGAACGTTGTCGTTCTTGGACATCGCCGCTTGCGCTGCCAACTCTGCCGTGTACTTCTGGCTGTTCAGAAGGTTGGTGAACTTGTCCGCCTCAGGGGTCTGGCCGAAGATGTTCACTGCCATCGCGTACTGATCACCCGCGCGCTTGGCTGCTTCCTTGTCGTTGTTGTACCTCTCCCTTTGCTGGGCCAAGTCCTGCTCCACGATCTTGTCTAGCCCCGCCTGGGCACGTGCAAGATGCTGCGGGTTCATGTCCCCGCCACGTATGGCGAGGGCATCGCCGAACATCCCGCCCGCCAAGGCGAGCAGACCAGCAATCTTGGAACGTGTCGTCTCCTTGTGCTCGATATGGGACGACTGGTCTGATCGAAGGTTAGCGTCTTCCATCGCGGCCTTGGTACGCCGGATATCTGTCATCTGCTCGTCAATGGCCGCATTGTGCCGTTTGAGCCGCTCATCTATGTCGTTGGCTTGTTTCTGGGTCAGATCCGCTTCTGCCTTTTCTCCTTGGGCTTGGATAAGGGCTGCTCTCTTCTCGGCCACACCTCGCTCCTCCGCCTCCTCGATATAGTCCTTGAGAGCACCTGGGAGCTTCTTGGCCGCGGGGCGGAATGGCGTGATGGCTTCAGGGGGGATGGCAGTTTCGGCAGCTGCCCGTACCTGAGGATTCTTCCCCATGTACTCCACAGCCTCGTGCTCGTTCTTCACGCCCACGTCATTCGGGTCCTTGCCCGTGGCCCGCATGAAATACTCCATCCACGCCGTGGGATGGTCAGGGGCCTTGAGCATCTGGCCGTTATCGAGTGAGCTACTCCAGTGGTACTTACCATCGTGCTTGTAGACGGCAGGCACAACGCCCCCCTTCCACGCACCACGGTAATCGTAATCGTTTTCTGGATCGTCGAAGTCAGGGGCGTGCCCCCAGTCCTTCTTGGCTGCCTCGTACCAATCCTTGTACCCAGGCTTGGTGACCATATCCTTCTGAAACTGAGCCTCTTCCTCGGGCGTGAGCTTGGTCTGCGACCAATCTCCTCGTGATGGAGGAGAGGACTGAACTTGTTCCGGCTGCTCGGTCGCAGCCAAGGCAGACGGGGGTACCGCGGCCACGGCCATGGCCGTGGGGTCAGGATTGGTTGACTGCTGCGCCAGCTCCGCGCCCTTGGCCCAGTTTTGCGCAGCGGCCATCTTCTCGTCCTGGGAACGGGCGTCCACACCGTTTCGTTGGGCGTACTGCGCAGACTCCTCTTGCGCGGCCACGTCCGTAGCCTGCGGGTGCAACATCTGTGCGTCCGAAACTAGCCCTGGCGTGAGCCCCTGCGCAGGGGGCGCTCCATACCCAGTCAAAGCCGCGTTCCCGAGAGCCCTTTGGTCCTCAAGAGAAAGACCTGGAGTCTTAGCTCCCACCCCTTGCAGGGCTGCGTTTGCAATGGCCTGCTGGTCCTCGGGAGGGAGGCCAGGGGATTGCCCGTACCCTTGCAGTGCTTGATTGGCGAGTGGAGCCAGGGAAGGCGGGGGCGGAGCCGCGTAACTCTGCAGTGCATGGTCCGCAATGGCCGGGTCCCAGGCAGGGGGTTGGCTCGTGTAGTTCTGGGCGGCCTGAGCACCGAGTAGGCGCTGCTCCTCTGGAGTCATGCGCCAACTCTGCCTGATGCCTCATCACGAATGCCCCTTAGGCTACCGCCTTGCCGATCATGTTCATCCCGCCACCAATCAAGTTGCCTCCCAACTGGAACCACCGATCACTCTTGCGCTGCTTGTCGCCCTGTCTCGCCTGCTCGTAGGCGAGGTTCAAGGCCGTCTGCTGGTCATTGAGGTTCTGATTCTGGCCAAGGTACTGCTGCTGCCCCTCAAGCCCCGCCTGCGTCTGCATGTTCGCTGACTGGATCGCTTGATTCCCCGCTATGCCCGCGATCTGTCCACCCACGCCCAAGAGCTGGGCCTTCTGGGCTGCAGCCTGTTGGTCCGACTGGAACTGCTGCATCTGATTCGTGTTCGCCTGGGCAACCTGGGCCTGCGTGTACGCCTGCTCCTCTTGAGCTCGCTGCACTGCCAACCCCTGAGCCGTCTGTGCACCCGTGGTGGCATTTGCATTCAAGGCATTTCGAAGGCCAAGTGCTCCTCCAGAGCGAGCAGCCCCGAAAGCAGCTGCCGTGTTGGCGTCTAGGGCCTGCTTCGCCTGGGCCGCAGCCACCTCTCCCGGATGGTACTGGTTGAGAATGGTTGCGCCTTGGTTGGTGACAGCGACGGGCCGAACCTCCCCGGCACTCTGCATGGCCCGGACACCCATGCCTCCGAGCTTGAGTGCATCGTGCTGCCTCTTCTGCAGGTCCGAATAGCCTTGCGTGGCCTGGGCATTACCTTGCTGGACACCACCAAGGTACGTCTCCTCCAGCGCGTCTTTCTTGTCCTGTGACCCGCCATAAATGGTCGCTTTGGGCGCGGTCTTCATCCTGTTGGCTTTGATCGCAGCACCGACACCGCCACCCACGGCAGCCGCACCTAGAGCACCCGCTGCAATCGCTGCTGTAATCGCCATGCCCTTCTCCTACTCCTCTTTCTCGTCAGATTGCACCGGGTCCCTGTACACCCAGGTCTTGCCATCTCCTCGGTCTGGGAGAACCTCAAACCCGTTCTGCAAACACCCCTTGAGAGAGACGTGGTTGCCAGGGCTGATACCCCCCGTGAGCGTGAACCCGTGCTTGTCGAGGAAGGTGAATCGTGATGCTTGCAGTTCCTTGGCAATGCCCTGGCCGCGGTACGCCCGCTCTATGCCGATGTGCCCGAACACGACGTCTTCCTGGCCAAGGTCGTAAACGGACGCATGCCCAATGATGCGGCAGTTTCTTGTCACGACCCAAACGCGCGACCAGCCAGGTTCCCGAAGGCTCTTGCCCAAGTTCTCCTCTGAGCAGATGCGCGCGAACTCGCCCTCGGGCGCGTCCGCAAACCCCTCCTCCTTGGCCTCGAGTTCATGGCGAACAAAGTGCTCGTAGAGCTGGGTCAGGTAGGCCGGGGTCACTTGATCGCCCCTTCTCGAAGGGTCCTGCGCCGTATCCCGGGCGAAGCCCCATAGGTCACAACCAGGGACAGGGGCTGACCCCCTTCATCAGGGCCCTCGGGCGTGAACTCGACCAGGACACGGATAGCGCGTGCCGGCATGGCCTCGCAGTTCATCCCGATCGTGTACCTCCCATCTTGCAGCAAAGGTACGAGCTCGAGATCCGTCCAGGTCTGTTCCCGGAAAAAGGTCGTGTCGTAATCGAACGTGGCCCGGACCCTGACCGAGTGCGGGTTATTGTAGATCACGTGCACCCAAAACTCTCGGATGCGGCAGTCTCCGTGGGGACCCTCAGGTGCCACCCATCCTCGCTCGACCAACAGGGGACGGGCGGGGTCCACGTCCACCGTGTCCGAGTCCATGATAAGCAAAGACCCGTCCGACGCGTAATAGTAGGTCCTGGACCGTTCCTCCGTTTGGAGCATCGTGGTGGAGGGGAGAACGCGCGTGGCCGTGGGCCACTTGGTCCACCCGTTCGCGAGCCAGTTGTAGACGATTGACCCTGTCCCATCGGAGAGGGGATAGACCACTTCATTTTGGAGCAGGTGCACGGTCGGAGGCCCGACCTCGTAGACCCCGAACGTCTCAAACCTCTGCACGGACCCGGTCATCAGAGCCATGTGCCCATCGTTGCACTGAAACAGCACCCCGACGTTCGGTACCTGGGCCACGCTCAACCGCGACCTGCACCCGATGTTGGAGACGAGCTGCGGGTCCGTGAAACTCCCGCCCATGCCGGCATTATCGGGGCCGTACCCATCGATGCGCCAGATTCCTCGTTCCGCCAGCACGAACGGGTTCCCGCCCACGTCGACCACGGCAACGAGACGCCCATATTGCTGATCGAATCCGATGATCTCGAGGTTCGAGTTGAACTCAAACGCAATGCCTTGCTGCTTGAGCAGGGACGGCAGGAGCCTGTACCTGTTCTCTGCATCGATGAGCCACAGCCTCCCCGCGATAGAGCGGACGTCCTGGGCAGGTGGAGGGCACTCCGGGAGCAAGGGTTCGTTGCTCCCTCCGAGGGAGTACAGCTGGACCGTCCCAATCTTGGTGTCCAGGATGTACTCAAAACGCCAGCAGCCTACGATACCCTTGGTCGGGGGGAGGCTGAGGATCGCGTAGAAGATGACCCCACCCGGCATGGTCGCGTAAAGTGAGAGCTCGAACTCTGGCTGTCTGACACCACTACGCATCGTGAGAGGGATCGAGACGTCGATACGAGGACTGCTCCCTGCAAGTACCACGGTCACGGGGAGTGCCGGAGCAGACCTTCGAACGTTGTCCGCTGCGTCTCGCCACGAAACAACAGCTGTGTAGAGGTACGTGCCCGTCAAGGAAGGACCCGAACCTCCCAGGCCATTCACGGCAATCTTGGGCCTCGTGAAAGGCCCGTACTCCGTGGTTTCCTTCCCATCCCAAACAGCGACCAGACCCGAGGCATTGACCCCCACGGGCCCTACGTCCGCGGCCACACCGGGCTGCCCCGAGGACGCCAAATCAAACACGCAGTACCGGACAGGCTTCAGCTCGTTCGCACTGATGGGCTGGTCCCAACGCTCCGCAAGGTAAACAAGACCGAACCGCCCATCCGCGCTGAGAGCGCTCGGGGACGAGTTGCCGTTGGCTCCTGCCTGCAAGACACGATCAACTCCACACCTCATAACGGGCGTGTACACCTGGACGGCTCCCGTGCTGTCCGGGGCATACGGGGTCACCACCACGATTTGCGGCGTGTCCATGAAGTTGGTAGGTACCCCTCCAGGGAGAGTGGGCACCACGTTGTTCGTCCCCCACCGAGGATTGAGGGGGAAGTACGGGTAAATCTCTTGGTTAGAGATCCTATGGGCCACGCCATTGGACTGCAGCGTGTACCACGGCACGGAGACCGTCCCGATAAGTGTGCCTGCTGCACGCGAGCGCTCCTCAAACACGGTCTGCGTCAGGTCTGTCCCGACACCCACGGCACCTGTCGTGGAGAGCGCGAAAATGACTGAATCTCTTCCTGACTGCACGTAGGGCTGGCCACTCACGGGGCCGTAGCCGACCGTGGAAGCGCTCGACCAAAACACAGTGAGGGAAGTCGGGTTGTGCAGCCCGCGATAGCAGACGCCTGTGAAGTCCGACGTGGCCACAGCCAGCCGTGCCCCGCTTGGCCCCGAATAGTAAGTGACACAAAAGTACGGAGGGGAGGCCGTGTTCGAGACCGCGTTGATAAGAGTCGTTATCGTCACCATGCTGAAGGTAGTCAGGTCAAACCGCTGCAAGACCACGTCTGTAAAGCCAGCGATGGCCCTGGCAATGAGCCATGCAGAGTTCACTCCATCACTCACCACGTCTGCCTGAATAACGGGGGAAGCTCCTACGGGCGTGTGCATCACGTGCTCTGTGCCCGCGAAGAGTGCACCTGCAGAGAAGGTGACCTTTCGACAAGAGATCGCGCCCGCAGTGCCCGAGTACCAGACAATCATGCCGCCCGTGCACGGCGTGATGCCGAGCCAACTGACTCCAACATTCTGCGTGTGCACCATGGTCGGAGTGATCAGGTCCTTCTCCTCGTGGATGATCGAGACAAAGACCTTCCCTTGGCCCACAGCACTCTTGGACGTCACAAACCACTGCCTGCCCTCAGGGTCAAAAGCAGTGGCGGGCGTGAAGCTCGCATCGGTTGCACTTACTTGTCCAGCTTCGATGAGAGGGTACGGGTAGTAAGCGTTTTGCCCGTAAACACCGAGCAGAGTCGAGTACACCGTGTTGACGGTCTTGTCGATGATGCGGCGTGGCTGCGGGTGCGGCTTGAGATAAGCAATGACGCTCTCTCGCATCCCCGTGACCATGCCTCCGCAAGTCGGGGCATTCGGGACAGTGCCGATGACCTCTTCCTTGGGACGGCGTGATACGGTGCCCTTGAGCTTGCTCAGGCGAGTGTTCTCAGATCGAATCACGACGCCCTCGGCAACCTCCTCGGCCACGCCCTCGGTCAAACCGTCCGTGAAAGAAACAACTAGTTGCTGGCCGTCTTTCTCAGCCATCTAATAGATCCAAGCTCGTACGTAGATGTCCGTGGGGACAGGCGTAGCCCCGGCCACCACCACGTACTGCGTGATGTCGAGGCCCATCGCCTTTTCTGCTTGTTCAGGGAACAGAACAACCAAGGGCGTGGGGATGGGGATGTCCTGGCCTACGAGAATCCCCGCGAGATAGCCACGCCCCAGCGAATGCCGAATGACCACGCGAGACTTCCCAGACAAGATCACGCCCTCCACGTGCTGCCCATACAAAAGGGGAAGGCGTGAAAGCTGCTCCACGTAATCACGAACAGTCTGCAGACTGTCTTCAGGCTTGGCCTTTCTCTTTCCTAGCTGCTGCATCAGAAGCCCCTACGGCCGAAGAACGCATCGAGCTCGTTGCGCACGTCTCGAATCTGGTAGACGGCCAGTCGATCACGCTGTTGGGCCTGGTCCCTGAGGTTGGCTTCAATCTCCCCCTTTGCCATGAGAAAGTTAGTGGCGTCCTTGTCCTCTCTGGACCGAACCACAATGCACGCATCGAGCGCGAGCCAATCGGCCCAGCTCGTGTCTTGTGCACTGATGGTGTCCGTGAGTGACGTGATGGCGAGCCCTGCCTGGTAGGCACATCGAAGCGTGTAAACGGCTGCAGGGGGTGGGGTCAGTCGAATCACGTTGCCTTCGAGCACGTACTCGGACTTGCGCGACTCCCAGAGCCTGGGGGAGCCCGCCCAGTTCTCAGGCCGCGGGGAGTAGTCAACGTCATGCGCGCGGTCTAGCAAGACAGCGTTCTCTCCGTGCACCCAGTGGAGACTGGTCAGGGTTCGGAAACCCGAGGGCAGAGACACGAGGTCTACGTTCGCCTGGGTAGTGAGCGTCGCAGTGCGTGCCCAATAGCCGTCAGAGAAGGAGCGAGTGAGGAGCTCGCCCAGACGGGCCACGCTCCTCTTCATCAGCTGCAGCATCTGGTCAGACGTGATGAACGTCGTGGTCCCTATGGTTGGGACATGCAGGCGAAACTGCACGTCCTCAACCACGTCAGCGATGTTGATCGTCACGGCCATGTGGAGACCATGACCGGGGCATCGTGGTGGTTGCCCTTAGGCTTCCTCGTCCTTGGGCTCTTCGACCTCTTCCCCAGCCTCGAGAGTGTCCCAAGCCGCGAGGGCTTCGGTCACGTCACCGGAGTTGATCGCTTCAATCAGTCCCTTCATGGCCAACTCCCGCGGAGACTCGGCCTCCTCGCCCTTCTTCGGCTTCTTCGGGCCCCCTACAATGAGGAGATCGAGAGATTTGGGCGTAGCCATTAGCTGCTCCTCCGCGCCATGATCTGCACGTCCACGCGCGCGGTCAGGGTATCCACGGCTGTTCCACCACCTGCCGTGACTTGCTTGATCGTGATGACCCGGGACGCCGGGTCCGCGGCTGTTACGAGGAACAACTGAGCGGTAGAAGCGGCGATCGTCGTCACGGACAAGTTGATGTTCTTGTAGATCTGCCCGAGCGCGATCTCGTAGGTCCCCACGCCCACGCGCGTGACCGTGCAACCTTGCTCTTCGACCACCGTGATGGTGGCACCTGTTACGATGAAGCAGCATTGCAGGATGCGGCCCCCACTGGGCCCGTAGGTCTTCGGGATATGCGCGTCTTTCAGATTCCGGGCCATGGGTGCTCCCCTTCTGCGCTTGCGCGCTTCCTCCCTGGGAGGGAGGCGTGTGGTGAGCGAGGAGCCTGGGCCTCTTGGAAGTTTGGTTGCCCCGTCCCTGATGTTTGGTTGCCCGATCCAGGTCAGATGGGCTAAAAGGGTCAAGGAAAAGAGGGGGCACTCAACATGGCGCTACGAGCAATAAACGGCGGCCGTCGACAACTATCGTTTCCCGAGCACGAGTTCGCGAGCGACCATCGAATCTCCGCCGCACTCAAGGAATACAAGACCAAGGCTAGGCTCAAGGCAGCTGCAGAGCGGCCCCCGTGTGCGGAAGTCGCAGCGCGAAGGATCCGCGAATACTTCTTTGACCTCGGCGCGGAGCTCAACTACACGCGCTGGATGGCCGAAGTCAGCCGCAAGGCGGGCATGAACTACACGACCGTTTGCGCGATCATCCACGGGCAAAAGACGCGGGTGGGGCCGAACGTTGTTGACCAGATCGCCCGTAGTACGGGCTGCCCTGTCGCGGTGTTTTATGATGCAGAGTTCTAGGCCGATCCCCATCGTCGGCGAGACTCGCTTACAGCTCCTCGCACGCTTTGACCAGAACCCCGAACAGGCCAAAGCGATTGCCAAGGGAGCGGGGATCTCGGAGATCACCCTTCACGACTGGGCCACGACCTACAAGACCTCGGGGGACTTGGGGGAGGCGCCTCCGCCAGAAGCACCCCAAGGAGACAACCGCCAAGGTCCGCGGAAAGGTGGCCGAGGCAGGGGCTACAGCCATGAAACACGGATGGCAGCGGTCCAAGCGTGCTTGAATGGGGAGGGTTCCTCAGAGACTATCGGGAAGCGCTTTGGGACCAGTGGCCGGAGCATTCGTGATTGGCTCGTGGCCTACCAGAAGGGCGAACTCAAACCAGGTAAAAACGAGAGCAAGAGCAGTATGGTTAAGAAACGCAGAAGCTTCACTGAAGAGTTCCGATACGACGTGGCCAAGGGCGTAGACGAGGGCAACTTCACAATCGCAGCAGCAGCCGCCAGATTTGACCTGTCTCCGGGCTTGGTCAGCGGTTGGGTCAAGCTCCTTCGGACCAAGAAGCTCAAGCCTCCACGGGGTAAGCCTGGACCAAAGCCCAAGCCCAAGACCGAGATCGTGGAGGAGTACGGCCAAACATCGCTCGCGCTCCCTACGGCCCCGCGTACCCAGCTCGCTCGCGTGACCACGACCCACGATGAGATCGCTCGCCTCAAGGCCGAAAACGAACGGCTGAAGTACGTCCTTCGAAAGACTCAAGCGATGTTGCTCGGCGATGAGTGACGACCCGATCTACGCCACGCCCCCACGGAAGAAGCCTGGGCCAAAGCCTGGGAGCAGACGCCTGCTTCCCGTGCCCCAGGAGAAGGAGGAGGGTCAGTGCCCGTGCTGCGCCCGCACCGCGGCCCCGATAGGGCTAGAGCTGCTTCGCGAACTCGTGCGGTCCGCAAGAGATCGGCTACTTGATGACGAGAGCAACGAGGCAAAGCACGACCTGCTCTACCTCGCTGCCCGTCTGGATGGGTACTGCTCGCTCACGTGCTGGAGGAAGACTCAATGACAGACTTCGAAGCATTCCGGCCAAAGACGCAATGGCAGGCAGTCCCTACGTCTGAGTTCGTACGTCGAGAAGGCCACGTGATTGATCTGGGCACGTACGTGCAGCCGCTACGTGATGGCTTGCGCGCCATCGTTACCATAGACCTAGCCTCTGACGTGGGCGCGGGGGACTGGCTGCATCTCAGCATTTCGCGAGCACGGCGCCTGCCCACGTGGGGAGACCTCGTCACAGCACGCGATGCCCTCGGCTACGAAGACATCTACTTCGTGCAACAACTGCCGCCCCGCCGCAACTGGCTCAATGTCCATAGTTTCTGCCTCCACCTCTTGCATCGACTAGATCAAGAGACAGTGCCGCGCCTCCTTTGGGCAGACCAAGAAGGCGCGACAGGCAAAAACTACGAACACGGCTAGGTTACTGTGCCGGCCAGATCCCTCGGGCAAGACCGTGAGTTTTCACACCAACGAAATCCGCATCGATTAGTGCGGCCAAGGTGTAGTTATCACCTGCAGCCTTGCGCATGGACAGACCATCATTCTCATCGATCGTGACACCCGAGATGGAGTGCAGCTCGAACGCGCCTTCACCGATCACGAAGAAGGTTCCCTGCGGGCAGAACACGTCAGGAACGACCGTGTTCGTGCCGACCTTGAACGCCTCGATACCCATCTCGTACGGGCCTGAGTCATCGATGAAGCGAGAGCCCTCCTTCGCGACCTGGATACCGGCGAAGTCGATCTCCGAGCACATGATCTTGGCATTCTTGAACGCGCCACCGGGGCGAGTCTTCAAATAGGCCATGCTCGTGATCAAGACCGTCTCAATGTTCGCGCCGGTCGTTACCAGTCGAACTCCCGCTAGTGCCTCGGGGTTCACGCTGCGATCCACGCCAGCGCCGAAGACTGCATCACCAGGGGCCGGGGCCACTGCGGGGCAGTAGGACGAGAGTCCGTGATAGGACGCGTTCGTGTCGCCCTCCACGTACATCGAGTCACCGTCTGTGAACGTCGTGATGTTGCCCCAAGTGGTGGACGTCAGAGTTCCGTTGGCCGTGTCCACTCCAGTGAGCACAGCCGCGGTACCTCCCCGAAGCGCTCCACCCTCAACTTGACCTGCCTTGACCTTGTCTCCGATGTTCCAGTAGAGGGCATCAGAGGGGACAGAGAGCTGTAGAACGTTGCCCACGAGTGAACCGCGGAAACCACGCCGCCCCGTGTCCGAGGCATACGCACCACGGGCAAGGTTCTGGTTGAGCGTGTCCTGGGCGAGTTGCATCTCCTGGGTCAAGTAGTCCAAGAACTGCGTCGTCACTCCACCCTTCAAGGCAGCCCGTACCAGGGCTCCGTTCATGATGCGAGTGTCATAGTCATGGCGAGGGGAGACAGAGAACCGCGCGTACGCGCCGTTCACGTCATTGGCCTCAGCATTCGTGATGGAGTGCGAGCGTCCGCCAAGACCGGCATATGCGATAGACCAGTCAAAGGTGGCTCCGAAGAAATCTTCTTCGTGTGGAAGAAGAGCCATGAGCTTCGACGTGCGCGCGAGGGCGTTTTTGTCGAAGCGATCGTCATAAACAGTCTTCAGAATCGAAGACAGAGCATTCGCGGGAGCAGCCATCTAAACCTTACCTTCCAAGAATCGTGGTGTTGATACGCGCGGCGAGATCAGCGGAGCTGGTCCTTCCGGGCGCACGACTAGGGACCGTGGACGCCACCTTGTGAGTGATCGTCTTCGGAGGCGTCCCCTTCTCGGATGGCTTGGCCGGGGCAGTGGCGGAAACGGGTGCTGATGGCTGCAGCTCTTCGAGGATGGCAGCTCGAAGTTCGGCGTTGCCCAACAAGGCTTTCAGGGACGGTTTGTGTCCAAGAAGTTGGGTCGCTTCCTTGAGCAGACCGTCATTGAACAGCTTCGCGACGGCGCGGAAATCCGGCTCTTCCCCCGTCTGCTCCATCTGCAACGTGATGTAGCCAAGCAGCCGCTCGGCCGTATTTATCGCACCTCCGAGTGCGGGGAAATCGGCCTGGAAGTCAGGCTGATTCACCACCTCACTCACCTTTTTCAGGTTTTCGGATCGGACCTCAGCCTCTTGTGCAGCGAGGGCATCCTGTTCGGCCTTCTTCTTGGCCGCCTTGCCCTGCTCGATCAGTTCAAGGACCTCCGGGGGAAGTTCAAGCTTCGCCTCCTGGACCTGAGCCGCTGTGATCTTCCCGTCTCGCATGGCCTCGGCGAAAGAGACCGGGTCCATGCCCGCCAGAGCGAGAGCGATCTTCGGGTCCTTGGCCGCTGCATCGAGCTTGGCTTGGAGCTCGGCGAGTTTCGCTTCACTTGCTTTGGCACGTTCACCTTCTGCAAGGGCCTTGGCCTCTGCCCTTTGCGTAGCCAACTGGGCCGCAGCTACCCTGTGCGCGTACTGCTTGGGGCTCTCTCCCTCTACCTTGGGCGGGGGAGTGGGCTCTCCCTCAACCTTTTCCTCTGAAGGAGGACTTTCCCCTTCGGGAGTGGGGGCAGGGGTTTCCCCTTCCACAGGAGGAGCGGGCTCGGGGGTTGCCCCCGCCGCGATTGCGCTGTTCACCTTCTCGAGAAAGGCCGCTCGCCTTTGTCCAATCGAGTCTGGTTTGCGCTCGCCAGTGCCCCCCTCCTTAGGAGCGGGAGGGGCCTCGGGGGCAGGAGTCGTGGTCGCGGGGGCAGTAACAGAAGTGTCTTGGCTCATGCCCGAACCGTGAATGCCCTGCTATCTTGATTGCCCGATGCCCTTCACAGACCTCCACGAGTTGCGTGATGAGATGGATGGGTTCACCGATCATGAGAAGGTGGATGCAAGTCACCTAGACAAGATCGCGGGGCAGTGGCGACACGACCGCGAATGGCTCTCCCGTGATTGGCACATCCCTAAAACCAAGTTTCAGGTTCGTGCAGAGAGATGGGCGGCAAGGGCCGCACGCGCTCTGCCCTCAGACCCTGATGAACTCCGCCTTCTCCTCTACAAGGTCAGACAGGAGGCGGGGCGCCGGGAGGTAGCGCCATCGGATCGGCCTGGGGCAAAGCTATATCCCCGCCAGGGGGTAAGGCACCGGGAATAGCTCCGGGTCCACCTGGTCCTGGCCCCATGGGTGGGAGTGTCCCCGGGTCCGGGGGCGGAGGCGCATTGGCCGCAGCCACTGCATCGGCCCGCCCCTTCACCGTGTCCATCAGCCGCCGAAACTGAGTCAGCACTTCTGGGTCCGCACCCTCGCGCTTGGCCTTCAGGTACTCAGTCCTGAGCAGAGGCCCGAACACCGCCACGTCCAACTCAGGCGGGATGCCCACGACCTTGTTATCCAAGACTTGGTCGATCAAGAACTGAGAATAAAGCGTGTCCTCCGTGTCATCGTCCGCTTGGCCTTCCGTGTCCGGCATGGCCGAGAGCATCTTCGCGGTCTGCTGCGTGCACCACCCCGCCTCCACCCAACTTTGGACCGTGTCGAACTGCGCGGCTGTGCTGCCCACGAGCTGAGACACGGGGAGCACGGCCATCTTGGCCTCGGTCGGCTCCACCATGATGTCCTTCCACTTGCTGGACAGGAGCCAAGCATTGCGTGCAGCCCGATCCACCTGGAAGGCAGGGTTGTCCAAGGCGACTCGGTCGTTCGTGTCAACCATGGCTTGGGAGCACTGGAGAAGGAACCTCTCGAGGAAGCGGAGGGGTCGGACGTGTCTCTTCGAGGAGATGTCCTCGGCTGCCCGTTGGCCCACTGCTGAGGTAACGCCCGTGGGGGTCTGACCGGCCACCTGTTGCTGGGTCATTCCCAACATGGAAAGAGTCTGCTCGCGAATGTTCTCGATCGTGGCTTCTAGGTCATGCGGGGTGGCGTCGACCGTGAAGAAAGCCGGGGGCGTGTCCCCGTCATAGAGATGGATTTGGACTGCACTGTTTGTGACTTGCTCGGGCTCGACCATGGAGCCCTTTTTGAGGAACACTCGGGCAGTGCTCCCAAGGGTCTGACAACGTTGGACGTGGTCCGCGAGTTGTTCAATACGGAGCTGGGCAGGCTTGCAGACGTCCACCAAGGACACGCCGGGCAGGCCCAGTTGGGGTGGTTCCCACCCACGTAGGATCCCAAACGGGAGGCGCATCGTGGTCCACTCGTCCCCGATGAGCTCCGCCCCTTGGATGGAGAACGAGTGCCGCCCATCCTTGGCCTCTGCAGCCGAAGGTAGCTTCCAACCCTCGTACACCATGACCAAGTTCGCGTCCGAGCTGGTCTCTAGCTGGAAGTCGGTCTTGTCGAGCGGGCCGGGCCCGGGGGCTCTCTTGATGCAGTCCATGTGCTCGGGGTACAGCTCGATCAGCACGTCCCGGTTGTAGGGCGCGATATGGTGGAGCTCCCTTATCTCCCCCGTGACCGCAGCCTGAGGGTCCCAAATCAGGGAGAGGGGAAGGACCCGCTCGCAAGCGGTCATGGCCCCCTCGGTATCCGAGTCCTCGAAGAACTTGACTGCCCCGAGGCGACACACCAACGCATCGATGATGGCCTTGTCCACCTCTTCGAACAGACCGATCGCCTGCACCTGTTGCTGGATCGCCTGGTTCCTCAATAATACTTTCCTGCGGAGCTTCCAGTTCGCGCCCCTGGTCTGGCAGAACGGAAGGGTCCGGGCCGCACTCATCATGGACGCGCCCGTGTCCGTGATGCTCTTGATCAAGTTGTAGCGGAGCTGCTTGCCGAACAACGTGTTGCGGGTACCATTCACGTTCATGGAGCCCGCGTACAGGCGCATGTTCTCCAGGACTTCTCGCCGGTAAGCTGTCAGTTGAACGAGGCGCAGCCCGTTCACCCGAGAGAAGAGAGCGTCCGCGGCCTCCTTGCCCTCCAGCAGGTACCAAGGCGTGGCGGCCCCTGACTCGGTGTATCGGCTCCCAGACTTCTTCTGGACCTTCGGAAGGTGTTTGTCCTCCTTGGGCTTCTTCCCGATCTTCTCAGGTACGTGTACCTTGAGTGTCGAGGGAGGCGTAGGGCGCTTACTCGTGCGGGGGGCCATTGAGCGAAGGGTGCTCGACCTCCGCTATTGGTTGCCCTAGACCCAAGGAATGAAGAGCGAACACGACCATTGGGGCGAGATGCGGGCACTGCGCAAGAAGATGCGGCGCGCAATCGACAACCCCTACGAGCGGGCACTCCTGTGGCAGCGCTACGTGGAACTCTCCCACTCGCTCGAAGCGACCTACTCGCCCAAGTGGCAGGCGCACGACGCGGCGATCGAACAGAGGGCCAAGCGCCGGGTGGTCCGTGCCGTCAACAAGGCCAACCCATGCTTGTCCGGGTAGTCGCACCGCACTTCGTGGCAGGGCTGGAAGTCGAACGCTGCGAAGACGGCGAGGAGCGATGCGTGTACGCGGCCCCCATCTTGCGCTGGGCCGTAGGGAAGACACGCATCGATCTACAAGAATACTTTCGCCGATCGGGCTGGAAAGCCTCGGTCGTGGCTACTGACTGACCCTAAATATGCACTTGGCTGCATACGCACGGGCCGTGTCCAGGTCTGGTAGCAACTTGAACTTGGTCAGGCGATGGGCGTAGAGGAGACGTAGATTGGTACAGGCCACGTCATAGTTTCGGCCTGCCGCTCGGAGCCGTCCTAATAGCGGGAAGTCTTCTATGGAGGACACCATCACGTCCTCGCCCAAGGGGGACACGACCAGGTAGTAGACGTGGTTTCCTTCATACTCATGTGAAGCCTGAGCCTGGCGGTTCAGGCGTTGCTCGTTGTCGGCCTCGAGTTGTTCACCCACCTGGCGGCAGCGCTCGGCGAAATCCGTTCCGATGAGTTTAGACATTCCACCTCTTGCTCTTCCTTTCCATGGGATGAGCTTGGGACTGGGTGACAGGGAGGAGGGTTCCTGACTGGGGCCGGTCTTGTTCCTTTTTAGGGACTTCCTTTACTGTCCCTGTTTGCGCACACGCCTCTTCCCGCATCGGGTTACACCAATAGGGGATACCCGACGCTACCACTTGGGCACCCGTGATGGAGGTGATGTAGATAGTACCGTCTTCGGACCTCTCCAGGGTCACGCGGGCATTGTCTGACCGGAAGTCTCGACGCTCAAACAAGCCCTGGGCGGAGGGGTCTTGTACGGGCATCGCAAACACGACTCGGGAAAGCTTGGTCATCGAAGTGCCAATGGTGGTATTATTCATCTTCATCCTTGATCCCCGCGAACTCCATGTTTCGCCCCAACCTGTCCCGCGGGGGTTCGTAGGGCTTGGGTACGCCGGACGTGTCAGCGGAAAGGGACCTTCCTTCCTTCATGGCTTGGAGCATGATCAAGAGTTCTTGAGCACTCTTGCCCGCCACTTCCGAGGCTTCGACCGTCTTATTGAGGGCCGGGCGGTTGGCCCATCGCACATGGAAACGACGTTCGAGCATGAACGCGGCAGCTCGCCAGTCCGTGACCGCTCCCTCGTTCAGGCGCGAAACCCAGTTGGCTTCGCAGCTGGCTTTGGCCACGAGCATGGCACTCCACCATCGGGCGAAGGGCGTGTCTTTGCCCTCGGCAATGTCTCGCCGGCCCCGCGCATTCCAGTTCCTTACTTTGTCTATCTTCAGTCCCATACTTGCTGCAGCGATCAGCATGTTGATCCCACTTGCAACCAGGAGGGCCATGCGCTCCGTACGGACTGCGTCACACCTCAGATCGTAGTCCGAACTCTCGAGTCCATCGTGCTCGTGGACTGCATAAGACGTCTGACCAATAGACAAAACCTGAGGGATCGGACCCTCAGGCACTTCCGCAACCTTACTCTCCGTGTCCGGGAGAAAAGGACTCCTTCCACGAGGCTTTTTGCGGTTTCCTCTGGGCTTTCCCTCCTCGCGATGATGCCCCGTGATGTGGGGTTTGAGTCCCCCGTCTGCTGCACGACCTGAGTATCCATCTCTGAGCTTTTTGGCCTTGGCCGGGGGCTCAGACTTGACCTCAACCGGGGGCTCAGGTTTGACCTCAACCGGGGGCTCAGACTTGACCTCAACCGGGGGTTCCGGTTTGGCCTTGGCTGGGGGCACAAACACAGGCTTCAGCAGAGGCTCGTACGGAGTTCTAGCCTGCGGAGGCGTCGCAATGATCGGCGTCGCGCCTAGTTTCAGTGCCCAATAGTTACCGCGGCGGGACACGGGAACTCTCCATCAGAGCTTCCCCATACGTACAGCCAGGGAACTGAACCAGAAGCCGATGAATGGTCTGCGCGTACCCTGGGTCCTCGGCAACTGCTGTTAGCTCTGTTGCTTGCGAGGCCGTGAGCTTGCCTTCGAGGTGCATCCGCACGATTCGGTGCAAGCGTCGCCCAACAATGTATTGAACTCTGGCGCTAGGGTTGTAGCTCATGCACGAGGGTAACGTGTTCGCCGGACCCAAGCAACTCCACTCTACTAGTTCTCAAGTGTAAAGCCTTGGCAACACTCGTCCTTTTCCATCCCTTAGCGAGGAGATGCCCGTCAAAACGAGTCTCGAATGCAAACAATCGGGCTTCGCCTGCTCCCTCTTCCTCGGCTAGGGCAGTTGCTGCATTTAGGAGGGAAGTGAACACTCCCTCTCTCCTACTCCAGCTCTTCGAGTACCCCATCCATAGGACAAGAGCCGAGGGCATCGCCTCCACGCAAACCCATCCTCTAATGACGGTCGGAGTCTCGGGGTCGTGAGCCACGAGCACGATCGGATCTGCCCCCAGAATGGAAGAGCATTCGCTGTTAGCGAGTGCGTAGTAGGCCGCGTTTCCTAGATCGGAGTACGGACGCAGGCTCTTCTTCCAGGAGCTGTGTATGAAAGAGAGGTCAGAGGCACGGGCAGGGCGGAGGAGCATATCTCCAGAAAAGCCCACTCACCCTTCTCATTGCCCGAGTTATAAGGAGTTTAGGAGGTTATACAATGCCCTTTGGTCCCCCCGGAGCCAGGGGTCGAAAACCCTATCCATCCTCTATCTGTGCACTAAAGAGGCTATGTCCTCCTCCAAAGCGCCAGCCTCGATTCTGGGAGTCAAGTCCGACCAGTCGTTAGCTTAGACTCTGCCCCGTCACCCACGCAAGCCGACGTCGGAGCATCTCATTTTCCAACCTCAGCTGCTCCTTCTCCATGGTCAGGAGCTCCTTCTCCTCCTGATGCTCCTTAATAAGGAGAGCAACCTGCCTTGCTGCCCAAATGGGGGAGATGAAGCATTGCCACGGGGTCAAGGTTCGGAGCTCAAAGTCCACCGAACTCCTCCGTGATGGAGGGGCGATATCTCGCCAGAACCTGCATCGCCCATCGACGTGGCCGATAGCTCCCGTCCACTCCTGTCGTTCGACCCCGCACTCCTTGTTCCGTGGGAGGTGCTTTGGCCAGGAGGTGGGCAAGTACGCAAGCTGCATGTCGCTCGCCGTACATGCGAACTGCATTTTGGAAGAAAGATTGGAGAGCTGACTCCACGTCTCGATCAAAGGCCGCCCGGACTCGATAGGACACTCGTTCCTCCCCCAACGCGATCGTGAGGAGGGTGTGTGTGCTTCGGGGGCGGTCCGATTTGATCAAAACCTGTCCTCCATGATCGGGGTCTCCTCCCAACGAGGGTCCGTGTCGTTAAAGGGAGAGGCAGGCACATCCTCATACAGATGATCGGTCGTGTACCCCAAGGCCCTGAGTGTCTCGAACACACCCCGTGACCGAGCCTTGGCCAGACTCCCTACGATCGTACGAACGGGGTCTTCCCCGTCTGCAATCCTCGAAGCAAGCTTGGCCGCGAGCTCCCAATCGTGTTCACGGGCTTTGGACTTGAGAAAACGGGGCATGAGGACCTCCAAAATGAACTTGTTTCTTATGACGATGGCCTCTTTCCCATGTAACGAAGCCCCCCGGCGAGGTCAACTTTGTACGGTATTTACGTTACAAATCGGTGTTTTGGTTTTGATTTTTAACAGGCCCCTCCATAAGATGGAACCCATGAGTTCAGTCTTTGGCTACGCACGAGTCAGCACGAGTGACCAAACGGTCGCGCCCCAGGTGGATGCCCTTGTCCGAGCTGGAGTTTCACCTGAAAACATCTATCGTGATGAGGGGGTTTCCGGCCTTGTTTTGGGCAAGGAACGAGTGGCTTTCGCCAAGTTGCTTCTGTCCCTGAAGCCGGGAGACACGCTTGTGGTTGTTCGGTTGGATCGACTTGGCAGGAGCGTGGTCGACGTCCTTCAACAAGTTGAAGCGTTGACCGGACGGGGGATCACAGTCCGATCCTTGGGGGAGGGAGTGGACAGTTCCACACCTGCCGGGAGAATGGTCCTCACCGTGATGGCGGGGTTGGCAGCTTATGAACGTGAGCTCATGATGGAGCGGCAACGAGCTGGGATTGAATCGGCCCGAAAACGGGGGACTCACATGGGGAGGCCGTGGAAGCTAAATGCAGCTCAGAAGGACCTCGTCCGAGATCTTCTGATCGCGGGAAAGATGATCTCGGACGTGGCTCAGGTGCTTGGTTGCTCGGAATCGACCGTTCGGCGGTGTGCCCAGAGACTTGTAGAGGAGAAGGAAGCTAGGGAATTGGCCGCCACCCAGGTTACAGCCTCACTGTAATCGGCTGCACGTCGCCCCCCTGGTCGGGCTCATGAGCAAGTTCCCTGAGGACTTCTTCATGAGCCCGTTTTGCATTGGATTTGACCCCCGCGGGAGCCTCGCCGCTCATGAGCTGGCCCGTATATAAGGAAGCACACGTGTGCGTGGACGCACATTTGGTCTGGATGTCCGCAAGTTCAGGCTGTCCTGCCCTTTAGCTTGCGCACGTTTCCCTACATTGTGTGAACTTGTCCATTTTCGTTTCGGGATTAGTACAGGTACACACCCCCCTCATACAAAACCCCTCATTTTCAAAAGGGAGACGCGCGCCTGCGCGCAGGCGCGCGTCCGCTGGCGCGCGCGCATGACGCGCGCACGTGACGCGCGCCTGCGCGCACGTGTTGTGATGCGCGCCCGCGCGCGTGCAGTGATGCGCGACATACCGCGCGCTGGGGAAGCGGGCGCGACATACCGCGCTCAGGCTCGCCAGCGGCACGCGAGCAGATGAGACGGGACCTTGTGCCAGGCGGAAGCCGTATGGCTGCGGCGAGCCTGCCGCGCGTGCGCAAGGCCTGGCTTGTGGTGCTCGTCTCGACGCCGGGCCGCGTCTCGACGCCGGGCCGCGTCTCGACGCCGGGCCGCGTCTCGACGCCGGGCCGCGTCTCGACGCCGGGCCGCG